GATTTCAAATTTGCCAACATTCTTAAACCTTCCCCTTCTTCTTACTCTGACACTCGCTTCCCCCTCTTCAACTCACACAACCCTCCCATTCGCAGACATTAAACACCTCTGAAACTCCTTCTCAGAACATTCTCAGAACATTCTCAGCAAGAACAGAAGAACAGAAGAACAGATTTGATTCCACTTCATTGGTAACAACTTCAGGTAAACTTCACCAAACCTTTTTTTTTTTATTATTTTATCATTTCAATATAAAGCATTGTGCCAAGATGAGAAATAAACGCAAAACCAAATTCAAATTTTCCAAATGCTTCAACTCACACAAATCAACTCTCAAAATAAAACACATGAACACGCGGCGAATGCAAAGTGGTGGATCAAAAAAACCACGTGCGCGGATACATGCACACACAAAAACGCGCAGCATTCATGGCGGGACCAAACCCCCTGCGCTTAGAGGGATCGGGTTTGCAGTTAATTTAGGAGGAGACCGATTGCCAAGAGACGGGGCTGTTTATCAAGCATCATCAGTGACCCCTGACTACATTTACATTGGTCAAGTAAAACACACGGCAAGGCCTCGTTCAATGACATGTGGAAGTGATTCAAGACTTCCATGTCGTGAATCAATGATGTATTCGCTTAACGGCATTGGAAGAATGGTTTTTTTAAACGAAGATGGCGTTGACAAAATTTACAATGGACAATGGCGCAATGACTACATGACTGGACGAGGCACAATGAAGTTTTCCAATGGAGACATTTATGAAGGTGATTTTGTCGTTGATAAAATGTCAGGTCATGGAAAACTGACATACAAAAATGGAGATGTGTATGATGGAAATTGGGCAAATGATAGGCCCAATGGCATTGGCACATATACATATGATGTATCTCAGGTGCTTCCTGGCCATTATGACCGTGCAAAATACGTGGGACATTTTCTTGATGGAAAATTCCATGGTCAAGGAAGAATGGAATACACTCATGGAGAAGTGTATGAGGGGGAGTGGGCAAATGATAATATGAATGGCCTTGGCCAAAAATGGTTCTATGATGGATCTACATACGAAGGAAATTTTGTGAATGGAATAATACACGGACAAGGAACTATGATTTTTAAAAATAAAACTGCATATGAGGGCATATGGGAAAATCCAACAAAGGGAAAAGGAATACATTATAGCAATTACTTTACCCATGATATAGAGTATATAGACACTGAATGGAACTTATCAGTGTGAAATCAATATTAGACATTGTTGCATTATTTATTATTGACAATATGTATGCATTCCAAATTATGAATAAATCCAGATCTAACCGGCGACGCAAAACCAAGCGATCTCGCAAATTTGCGTTTGACCCGGCATGTTGGGGTAAAAATAAACCTCTGGAACAATTGTGGGGAGATTTATCATCATATCTCTCAGTCATAATTATTTATAAAGGATCCAGACCGTACGAGTTTGTCATGTTGAATCCTCCACCACTGTCTTCATCCCAACTTTATGAACAATTAAGGCAGTATGACGACGACCTCCAGGTCGTCGCAATTCTTTCTGCACATCCAGACATCAAACATGCGTACGAAACTTTAGTGTATCCAAAGGTGAAGGATAAAACGGTTGATTATGTCATAACAAATTACACCAAAATTTTTAAACGACTGCGCACGAACATGCATGTATATCAACCCATAAAAAAACTCATGGTGCCGCATTAAAGATTAATATAACATAAAATTGATTTTACATTTAAAAATCAATTTAACACATCATTCGCACAGTCATGCAAGAACCCGCATATATCATGAAGAACGGCCAGAATGTACTATACATTCCAATTGAAGTGAAAACCGCGCGTGAGGCATATGCGGCATCTCTTCATGTGCTGTTCAAACATGTAGCCGATTTCCACATATGCGTTGTGAAAACATTTTCGGCAAAATATGGTATCCCGGAAGACGACATTTTGAAAACAATCCAAGAGTCAGAAGAATTCAAAAACATGCACGTGGATCCTGTATTGGACACAGATTCTGAAACTCTTGGGTATCTCACTTCAGTGCCAAAAAAGGAACCAGAAGTTCAACCCAAAGAACCAGAAGTTCAGCCCAAAGAGCAGCCAGTTGTTCCTGCAAAAAAACGCATTATGACGAAAAAAACGGTGGAACTTGTTCCAGTATCAACTCCTGAAATAACACAAGAACAACACATTCAGATTCCCATTCATGTCCCCATCACTGTTCCCGCCGAAAAAAAACGTGTAATCAAAAAAAAAACAATTGCAATCATGGAATCATTGCGCACTGACATCCCCACAACAATCCCCACAACAATACCCACAACAATACCCACAACAATCCCCACAACACCGCCGCCGCAAGCAAATGCGCCAATTACACCGCATGCATCACCCCCTGATTCGGGCACCGGTGCCGATGTTGCCAAATTATTAGCGATATCTGATACAACTGGATCACATGTTCAAAAAAAAATAATTAAAAAAAAAAAGTAAAGCAAATGATGGCAGACGCGCAATCATTCCTCCACGACAGTAAACTTCTTCTCTATTTTATTGACCTTGAAAAACCGTTCAAATAGTTTTTTGCCATCTTGATCTCGTCCGGCGCACCTTCTTTCGGGTTGAATGTCATATCCCATACGTTTTAGGACCTGTCTTACTAAATTGAGGCACGGCCATTTTTGATTGCATTCGGCCGATGCATGCATGCTTGTCATGCATTTGCTACTAAATATTTTTTTCAACCGAACAATGGATGGTTTAAGTTGTTCATATTTTTCAGAAGATAACAACATATCTCTCGGGATGATAATTCCGTCTTGTAGCTCATGTGGTTGAATGTTCAAGGCAACACACACGAACGTCAATAATTCATTTTCGGTTGTAAGTTCCATTGTTTGTTGTTGTTTGATTGCATTAATATGTTTTTGTATTGTTTTTCATAAAAAAAGTTTTTTTTATTTTTTGGGTTTTGTTTTTTTGGTTTTGGTTTGGTTTGGGTTTACATTGTCACACATCACACACATGCGGTCACATGTCAAGCCGCTTATTACTCTTCGTCAGAGAACAACAGATCTTCAACTTCTTCGTCGTCATCAAACGACGAGATGATCTCATGGTTCAAGTGATCCCACACTCCGATGAGCTCAAGCGTCATGTTGTCATAGACATTGTCTGTCTCCGTGCGAAGGTAAGTGTGGCCGCTGTGTGAGAACGACACTCTTGGAAAGTTGGGCATCAAGTAGAATTTTCCATCGCTGGATGCCTTGTTCTCGCGAACAGGAACATATGATATAACAGGAGCATGAGGAGACACGGGTTCAACTGAAAGATTGGTCACATTCTCAAGCTCAAGTGCAACATCAGCAACCTTGGACTCTTTGGTTGTTTGGGTCTTGGGCTCTTTGGTTGTTTGGGTCTTGGGCTCTTTGGTTGCCTTGGGCTCTTTGGTTGCCTTGGGCTCTTTGGTTGCTTTTGACGCCTTTGCCTTGGGCTCTTTGGTTGCTTTTGACGCCTTTGCCTTGGGCTCTTTGGTTGCTTTTGACGCCTTTGCCTTGGGCTCTTTGATTGCATTGGTCTTGCCCTTGACAATCTTTGTTGTTGCAGCAGGAGTAGGAGGAACATCCGCTTCAACCTGAATTTGATGAGACTCAGACGACTCAATCATTTCAGTGTGAATTGGTGAAACTGATTTTTCATCTTCAGTTTCATCCGGATCAGCAATTGCAACATTTTCTGCACCCATGATCATGAGGTCAGTCAATTCCGCCGGTTCCTGTTCAGCCTCCTGTTCAGCCCCCAATGCAGCAGCAGCAGTGGTGACAGCAGTAGTGACAGTGTGAGCGTCCTTTTTCATTGACTTCACATCCGCAATCATTTTTTCAATGAGGGCATCCTCATCATCATTTGATGAGTTTGTCACGGACTTGTCTTTTTTAGGACGACCACGCTTCTTCTTTTCAGCCTCACCAACTGGCGTGGCGTCGGTGGATGCAATGGTGGTAGATGCAATGGTGACGGGTGAAGCCGTTGCATTTTTGCGAGGACGACCACGGCCTCGGACAGCAGCAGACTTGAGATCCGAAGGCATGGGGCAGTCGCCTGCTTCGGCAGGTCCAACGAGTTCTTGAGTGATGGTGGCAGCGACGGTGACGACGACGACCGGTTTCTTGGACTGGGGGATGGGTTTGGCCTTGGGTTCTTTGGCAGCCTTGACAGGTTCTTTGGCAGCTTTGACCGCAGCCTTGATCTTGGTTTTCGGCATCTGGGTGCACAAATCAACGATGTTTTCAAAGAGTTTGATGAGATTCTCACGATCGGTCACGATGATGGAATGACTCTTCAACATGTCGGAAAACTGTTGAAGAATGTCTTGAGAAGATTGAGTAGTAGCTTGAGCTTGAGTTTGCATATTGTTCGCTTGTTGGGAAACACTGAATTAGCAAATCAAAATAAAAAAATACTTTCAATTTTTTTCATTTTCACTATTTTTTGAAATGACATCGGATCAATTTTCATTTTTCATAGAAATTATGAAATTGACACAATAATTATATAATATTATAGTATCTCAATTGAACGCAATAAATCACATCATGAACATAGACACGCTATACATTTGCATCATTGTTGTAATCATAGTGCTATTGATTTATGCATTCGTGTCCAGTGACTATTACTACATACATGTGGTTCTGAAAAACGCATTTGATAAATTGAATGAAGGCGACGCCTTCCGCACGATGAACCCAGACATTAACTGGAAAATCATCAACATGGAAATTGATGGTTACATCAATAACAAAAAAATCGTGACAAACGTGCCGAATCGCGAAATCATGAATTCAACTCAGGTAACAAACGCATTTGAAAATAAAAACACAATGGCGGCATATTTAAACAACGTGATCGTGTTTGACATTGATTCAAATGAACCATTGATTTTGACTGGTGCCAGTGGAATGGATGAAAAACCAATTGACCAATACTTGCCCAAAGACACAGTGATTGCCAAATCGCCTCACGGTTATCATTATTATTTTTATAATGACACTGGTGCGCCAATTCCGTGCTATGTCGGACTGCGAATGAACGACGTCAAACATCCAATTGATCTTTTGACTGGACGAAAACAGCTCATATTTATGCCGCCCACGCGCATTGAGTCTGCATGCTACCGTTGGATAAACAGTCCCCTGACTCACAAAATTGCCCCAATCAGTGAGCATTCCCGCATTCTGGATTTGTTCGCATACACCAAAGAATTTGACATTCAACCAGAAACTCCGAATGTCTGTGTTTCCAATTCAATCCCCAATCTGTTGTGCATTGTGTGGGATTTCAACATCATTTATCAACTGAAGCACAAATGCACATCCACCACGTTTGAAAAATTGCACACAAATAATCATGAAATGATGTACCGAACCAGAAGCACGTATTATTTGTTTTTGAAGCACGAACCTCTCAAATATTATAATTCACATCAGTTCATAGACCATGTTGAAAAACTCATACAGACATACAACATAAATGGAGGCATAGTGCACTTATGTTCCGGGGCCAGTCACACGGTGACCCAATCCATCATACAGTTCAACTCGTGCCACATGCACAATCACAATAAACACAAGTTGGATTCTGCAATGGTAAAGGCCGACCATATGCTGGTTCAAACAGCCGCATTCACACATCAGCCTGCCATTCTTGTTTCAAAAGACATTCTGCATGAAGACCGAGACGATTTGGATGATAATATCATTGCAAATGACGACATGTTTTTAATTATTATGTTGTCAAACAAAACCCAAGTGCCATGCGCCTGTTTAATGCAAATTATTCCGTTTGATAAACCCAAGGACGAAATCAAATTCACGAAATTGGTGCAATACTACATAAACAACGTGTTGAATGCAACTCACCACACGAAACATCCTCTGAAGGTTCTGCCATTTTTTGGGGAAGTGCCTTTGCCCATGAGTATGAACTAAATGTTCATGCTGAACATATTAGCATTTGAACAAATCCAATGCTAATTAAATATGATGGGGGGACTTGGGAGAATCGAACTCCCGACCTCTTGCACCCAAAGCAAGCATCATACCCCTAGACCAAAGTCCCTAGACAAGTTTAACTCTTTTTGAGTTTCATGTTTTGTGTGGTGTATGTGTTGTGTGTTGTGTGTTGTGTGTTGTGTGTTGTGTGTTGTGTTTTTAAATGGAAATTCAATTACTCATATGATGATGCAGGAGGAACATCCGCGCTGTATCCGCCTCTGCCACGACCGCTGCTGTCGCCACGACGCCATTGTCCGCTTCCGCTCTGCCTTGGAGCAAACGCAGACACCTTGCGATGTTCAACCGTCTTCCACTCGCTGGATGAAGCTGGCTTTTCAGTGGGCTTGAATCTGGATGTGCCAGAAGCTGCGGGCTTAGTAACACCACCGCTTGCCAGTCTGCTCTCCCAGCGGGTTTCGCAAATGAGCTTGCCGCCCTTGACCCCACTCACATCCGCCGCCTGAAACTCATGCTTGTTGGATGCATCCGCAATCTTGGAAAGCACAAACTCCACATACTCGCCCTGCACCAAGTAACGGTACTGCTCCTGCGCAACCTTGATTGTGGAGTGATGAACAAATACGTCGCTTCCATTCTTCACACCCTCGCTGTCGGTCAGAGCAGTGATGAACCCAAACCCCGTCTTGTTGTTGAACCACTTTACGCGGCCCGTGAGCCTGGAAGACACAGTCGTGTCGTTCTTGTCATTGTCGTCGGTTGCACTCATTGTAATTTCCGTTCTGACAAGATATTGAGGAATGTCTTTAAATTTGTTTTGGTCATTTGTTTAATTGTTTGAGTCAATCGCGCCAATGTGTGCGTTGTTTCAATTTTCTTTTCGCAATTCTTTGGCGTACTCATCAAACCGATTATGTTCAGTGGGCGTCAAAAGCAGTATTGCTGGTCTAATAAATCCTTTAATTGTTTCTTGGTACATGTGACTCATCCAAGTTTGCTCGTAAGGATGTGCCCACTTCGTTTGCATAAACATCTTACGATTTCCCTCCTTTGACACAATTTGTGGCCAATTTGAATAATATATCTCTCCATCAGCCCAGGCAAGCCCTTTGTGCGATCGTATATTTTTGAATTCAGTCAATGGTGCATTTGGATCAAGTCCCATGTTGGGAAGCATTGGATTGTTTGGCCATCTGGATTTTCGGAAATCTTGAGAAACATTGTACCAAGCCCATTGAGTGGAGTTGTTTCCAAAAAACTCAGTGAAGTTAAGTTTCAAAAAATCATAGTCGCCATTTGATATGATCTCCAAAGATTTCCAGTACAAATCATTCACTTTGCGATTGAACCCGTTTTTGCAAACTTCAATTTCATTCGGATAAAAAAACATGTCATCCTCAAAAAACAGCATAAGGTCTTGATCCGTGCGATCAAAATGTTCGGCTATATACTGACGACCACCGCAAATGCCCAAATTTGTGCCCGTTCCGATCATTTCAAACCCCCATTCATGGCAAATACTGCGGTACTCTTCATCCGTTGATCTATCGGTTGAATTGTTTAACAAATATTTTTTGGGTTGATGAATGTAATTGGCATCATACTGCATCATTGAATTAATAAGTGTTTTGAACTGTCCTGGACTATTGAATCCGATCACATAAAGTGAAGTTTTGTTAATATTGTTCATTGACGTTTTGCTGGCGGCACTGTTTTTGTGCAGTGAAGGTCGCTGTGTTTTTAGTTGCAATGCATTGTTTTTGAGATCTTCAAAAAACTTATTCATGAGACCATTGCTCTCTATTTCAAAATAATCAATGAGGGCATTGTTTCTGTAGATCATGATGGAAAAAAGAGATTCTTCAGTTCCCATTAAATTTTGGTACAATGTTGAATGCATCAATTGATAATAAATGCAATTTATTTCGTGTATTGACTGTGTTGGCCCTCCAAAAAATCCTCCACGAGCTACTAGTTCCACCTTTTTTCCACTTAATTTATTAATTTCTTCAAAATCAAATCCATGAATTTCGGTATTTGCCTGATAGGGGAAACAAACAAAAGTAAACTTGTTCACATGTTTGGACAATTTTCGCAACACTTTGTCGTGTGTGAAGTATCCCGGGTGAACAGTGTTCGTCAAACCTGCATCTATCCAATACATGGACTTTGAATTGAATGGATCCATTAACTTGGCATCGTGCAATAAAAACATCTTTGACATTACGAGAGGATTGTACATTTCCAATTTGGATTGCGTTGAATCGCGCAACCAGCTCGCTTGTGATATCCATTTTTCACTAGTTCTTATCTCTTGAATTTTCTCATAGAAATTGGATTTAAACCATTCTTGATTTCTTCTTATGAACCGGGTATTTGATTGTGATCTGTGCATGAATACAAAAGATTCAAGAGCAGGTTCCCCAAAAATTATCATTGGATTTTCAACCTCCAATAATTCCTTGAATTTATTGAGATAGTGTTCAAAACTTCTTGTCCAACCCTCGGACAGTTGGTCTCTTTTTATATTCCAAAGGCCGGTCACCAAGGTGACATCACAATCGTAATTATCATCCATTGACACTTGTTTAGGTTCAATTGCAATAGCATGTGAAGAATTTATTTCTTGAAGAACTTCTTTGGGAGTGGCCATGATGTCCATGTGAGCAATTTCATATTCATAATTGAATTTTTGAAATGTTTGAATGATGTCATTTTTTTGATCATCATCCAAACTTATCCATTCTAGTCTTATCAGTTTAGGCCTAAACTTTGCTAGATCTATTTGATGAAAAATTTCCCAATCATGTCCCTCTGCATCAATTTTCACGACATCAAAACTTGCAATATTATGTTTAGATAGCAATGTTTCAAAAGTGATGCAAGGCACATCTATTATCCTCCCCCATTTTTCCACAATCTCTCTATCACCTTCACTTCCTAAACCATTTTTGGGTGGGTGCACCGCACTCATGCCGTAAAAACATGGATGCACCAATCCATCATCAATTGCCGATTGTTCAATTGTCATCATTTTTATTGTGCCATTTTCGGTTGAAATTGCTGCATTTTCAAACAAATTGCCTTCTTCATCCAAATTTGTTTTCAATCGTTCAAAAAGATAGGGGATAGGTTCAACATATAACCCTCTAAACCCATATGATTTAGAGTATCCAACTAATTCGTCGAACATTACTCCATCCATGGCTCCTATGTTGATGCAAAATAACTTTGACGACTTTCTACCATAATAATGAAGAACTCTGTCAAATATATCACTCATTTAAAATTGAATTGAAATTGACCAAATTGCTTTATTTACATTTGCATATTTTTTTGAATGCATTTACGCGGACACAAATGCATTGTCATTATTTGTTAATCTACATGATCAAATTCATGTTTAGTATTGACTTTAAAATGTCAACATTAGCTTGAACAGTTCCATTTTTTAAATACCATTCATGTCCATTTGTAGATATTTTTCTTAAAAGAGTATCATCATTTTTTATTTGATTGTGTTTGTCCTTTATAATTCTCATTTGTTCAACTGCATCGTCGCTATTATCAAAAGGGATATAGTGCACATTTGGTATTAATTCATTGTGAAATTTTTGTTTTAACAACGGTCGCAATAATACAGAACCAGCTGCCATGATTTCTAAATCTCTATTGCATATTTCTGCAGCCCCATTTAGAGACAAACATATTTTGTTATTAGTCAATTCTGTAAAATACTCAAATGGCGAAAGCTTATCACTCTGCATCGGTAATTCATTCAATGCATTCAACTGGTTTCTCATTCCGTGTAAATAACCTCTAAATGTTAATTCGTTGTTCGGTTTTTCATTATAAGGCACCATGTTTTTGGAATATTGTTCATATTCTGTTGAATACGCCATATATGAAAATGGAGTAAATTTAAAATCGCAATGCATGCCACTTGTTGATGTGAATAATTCCACCATGTTATCAACATCCCATCCATATGCTGGGTTATACACATCTCTATTATGATCCCAATAAGAAACAACAAAATATTTGTTGGTTTCAATGTTTTTTATGGTCATGATATGAGGCGAATTAGGACTACCATAACCAATGCACGTTGGTTCTTTGTGAACACATTCATAATTTTCATTTAAATAAGAGTAAAATTTGTGATACATGTTCGTAGTTGACCAAGTCACATTTTCACCGGGGGTTTGATAAATAACTTCAATCATTTGAATGTATTTATTTACCGCAATTTTAATTTAATATAAGTTTATGGTTAATTTTTTATATATTATGGAATGATATAAATACAAATTCAGATGTGTGCATTGGTAATTTTAACATTAAGCACAATTCCATCACGCCTAAATGATACTAAACATGGTTACAATGGAATTAGGTCTAATATTGACTCCATAGTTAATCAAACTTATGAAAATTATGAAATTCATTTTAACATTCCTTACGTATGTGTATACTCGGGGGAAGAATACGTTATACCCGATTGGTTGCATGAGTATCCAAAAATACAAATATTCAGAGTAAATGATTTAGGTCCAGCCACAAAAGTTGTCTCCACAATTCAACGCGTGACAGATCCTGAAACTATCATCATTGTGTGTGACGATGATTTAATTTATCATCCGGACATGATCAAGGAACACGTTAAACATCAATCCAAAAGAGATGAAGTATTTGGATATGATTCATTAGGCACACATTCTCCGAAATTTGATGATGTTAGAGATCATTTTGTGGTATCAGTTCCGTTTGAAATGGAAGGAAAAATAATACAACATTATAAAACTGTTTCTTATAAAAGAAAATACTTTGGAGATGATTTCTTTGCGGACTTTGCCGGCAAAACAAGATCTGATGACATATTGTTGTCCGCCTACATGAAAAAACAAGGCATTAAAATATGGGTTATGCCGTATGAGCATGAAGAGAAATTGGAAACTCTAGAACAATGGAGATCAAAAGGGGGCGTAACAACATTTCCTGTTATAAAACACACATCACATGACTCGGGTGACGGATGTAGGGATTCAAGAGCATTAGCCATTCAAGATCCATTTTTCATTCCAGAAGAATTTAAGCAAAAGGGATGGATTTAATTTCAAAATCGTTTAAAATGATATAATATGCCCGGTAATGTCCAGCCGCGCCGTCTTGCCGTCCTTGAAGTAATACAGCCCGTATTCGCCCCTCCTTAAAGCCGCAAAGTATCGCAAACGTTGGTTCCGAATTTCATCATGCACCATTGCGGTTTGGTCATGTTTGGCAGGTTGTTTGCGTTCCGACAGAACCATGACTGCGTCCAGGTTTGACAAGCATTCGTAAATGACTGCCAAATAATTGGTTTCCAGCGAGTCCAGCCGCACGATGGTGCGCTGCGCCGTTTTAACAAACACGCTGAACAGCAACAGCGCATGATCCACGTATATTTTTGACGCATTTGATGCGTTTGATGCCCTTGATTCACTGGGTTCCAGTTTAAACAATTGGTGCACGCTTTGGCTCTGCCAGTTCAATTCAAACACGTTGTCCAGAGGCGTGGTGCCAGCGTAAAGCATGTCCGCCGCCCGTTCCCGCATGAATTCCAGCGCGCGTTTCAGCGTTTTAATCCGAGGCACCGATGTCGTCTGGGCGAGAACGCTGACTGCCTCGCCCATTTCAAATCGCGGTTCCAGCGCATTGCGATCCAATGCAGCGTATAGTTGCGAGCTCATCAGCTGCACGCGCGACCGATGCACCCCCAACCGATAATATGCCCGAATCAGGAAAATGGAAGCCTGACGATAAGCCGTCGGAGCCTTGAGCCATTTCTGATAGTAGTGCTCTAAATTGGGAAGAATGGGCGTGTTTTCAAATACCACCCTGTAATCTTGTGCAAACCCGATCACGTCGCCAATGCACGCCACATTGCGCACCGCATCTGATTCATTTATTGTGGCCACACGGGTTGCAGCATTGTATTCGTACGGCACAAAATCGGCGTAATGCTTCAAATAAAATAAGGCCACGTCGGTCCGCAAATACGATGCCGACCGCGCCGAAAACAGCACTTCGTACACAGGAAATGTTACAACCGTGGCATCATATGCGTAAAACCGCGCTGCAGTGGTGCGACCGAGTCCCGCCTTTTGCCGCAGGCTTTGGGAAATGTAAGCCCAACTCGCGTTCGGAAACACGCCCGGCAAATAGGTGGCGCGTTTTCCGCTGCCCGAATCCACCAAAATCCCCTGTTTTTTGTTGCTAAAATGAGTTTTAGTCTCTGGACTGGCATCGTCCATTTCACGCAGCGGCAGGTTCATAAAGCTGATTTCAAGGGTGGCCGACGCATCCTGGTCCACATCGGTGTCAAAATTCAGGCGGCGGTAGTCCTTTTTTCGCACGTCATGCACCAGCTGCTGCACCATTTCAACCAGTTCTGCGGGGGTCATGGACTGATACCGGGGGCTCCAATGCCCAAGACAGCCGTGGATTTGACGCGCACCCGGATCGTCCAACTGGATCTCGTTCTCGTTGCGATGCAGGGTGACAAACACGCCAAACCAGGATTTGGACGATTCGGACAACTTGCTCTGGGCCGCATTCTCCAAATTCGCATCATTGATGGTGCGAATGCCAAACAGCGCGTATGTCGCCAGCAATTTCAAATCATCCGTTGTCATGGTTGAGAGAAATTCAAGTTATATATATAATAACACAATCTTTATTATATATCATCACATTCTTTTGCACAAGCTACATCAGTAACTCAATGTCCGCATATGCCGGCACATCATGCGCCTGCATGCCGTGCAGTCGTTCTAGGATGTAAGCCCACTGGGTCGCATGACGCTGCGACAATCCCGCGCAAATCTCGCTCGGCGTCATGTTGTCTTTTATGTAGTAAATTTCTCTCTCCGTGTAATTCTGCCAGGGCAGCGCGCCACCGCACGCCACGTAAATCAGCGAATACATCATGGATATGAGATCATCTCTGCGCCCCAGCGGTTCCCCCCGGTGGGCAAATGCGCTGGCATACCGCGCGCTTCCGATCAACGGGAACCCATGCTGTGGTTGTGGTTGTCCCTCCTTGATCATCGGGTCCTTGATGCGCTTGGCCATTCCGAAATCAATCAGATACAACAGCGGCGTCGGGGCTTGACCCGCTCTCCTGGACGACAGGTCCAGCTCGGGGGTGCGCGCAAACAAAAAATTGTCCGGTTTCACATCCCGGTGCAGCATACCGCGACCATGAACCGATTTTAGCCGTTGCAGCATCTGGCGCCCGACATGAGAGATGAAGGCTTCATGATGTGGCGGCGGATTTTTCAATGCATGTTCATTCAGGTCCAACCTAGGCGAGGTTGCCAGCGTTTCCAGCGAGGGGCCCAGCAAGTCGGTCACCATGAAAATGCCGTCCATGTCGTCCTTGCGCCCGAAATACCGGAGCCTGGGAATGCCAACCATATTTTGAAACAGTTGAAGCACCCGGGACTCGTATTGCAGGGTGGGCGCGGGATTGCCCCGAATGCGCTCCATCTTCACGGCCACGGGTTCGCCCGTGCTGGCGCTGTCCGCGCTCCACACTTCGCCGAACGCGCCGGACCCGATGCACACGCGCAGGACATACTTGTCCAAAATCCGGGTTCCTGGTTCATACATCTGAGAGAAAATGTTAAGGGTAATACCTATTAGTTACATTGTTTTTATTTAATTTTGTGCATTGATTATATAATAAACACACAACAACACGCAATAACACACAATCATGGATTCACCTTTACCTTTACCTTTACATATAAAAGCAATTCGGATATCGGTTTCAAATCAATATTTACAAATATCACAATTATGTGTAAACGATTATCAAGATAATAATATAGCAGCAGCATCGGCAGCACATTTAGAAACAATAGATGCCATTGCAAATATGATTCCAAAATCACATTTACACTAGTTCACTGCCGTTCTTGGCCAAATGCACCTCCTTGAGAAATGCTTTGATGATTTTCTTATTGGCTCGCTCGTCGTTCTCAATTTTCTTATAAAGCTCTTTGCAAATGTTGTGGTATTCGGTGTGCATGCGCTCCTTGGTTTCCCACCCGGGGTGCGCATTCATCCAATCCTGGATGACCCGTGTCTGGTAGCACGACGTCAAGTAAATGAACTTGTTGATATGTTCGTGCATGTCGTCCTTGATCCACTCGTCGTTCTTCACGTACATGGTCTCGCGTTTCAAGTCCGTGCAGTGAATGGGGCGCTTGTGCACGTCCATGCCCTTCAAGTTATTCACAATGATGGAGCTGACGCCCTCCACGATGCCGTTCGTCTTCGTGAATTCCAGGTCCTGCAGCGTTATTTTCAGGGTTTTGACGAAATCGCTCAGATTTATGGCGTCCTTGCAGTCCTCGTTCAGAAACACATTCAAATTGAACTGCGTGTTGTTGGTGATGTTGTTCGTGTTGTTGGTTATCTTGTTGCCGCCCGAACTCGCCAGAGTGAGCGCCAGCGTGCTGTCGTTGGCCATCTTCGTCTGAATCGCGTCCACCAGCACCTTGTTCTGGTTGATCATGTCCTTGTTCTGAGACACCACTTCCTTGTTGTGCGCCATCAAATCCTTCACCACTTCAATCAAATCCGAAAACTGCTTGTCCTGGGGTTGCGGTTGCGTTTGCGTTTGCGTTTGCAGCGCATGCGTGCGTTTGTGAATGCTCAGCCCCGAACGAAATTTATACGTTTTTCCACACACGTCGCATCCATAAATGATGCTATTTGGGACGATGGATTGTCCTTGTCCTTGTCCGGCAATTTTATTTTTGTGTTTTGCAGTGTTGATGTGCCTGTCGTAATCACATTTATGAGCACATGCAATATTACAGATTGAACAATGAAAATCCATTATAATTGGAATGAACCCACAATATATGATGCAATATATTATATTTAAATTCAAATCTACTAAATGCATTATTCGGCGACATTCGGCGAAATGTTATCATTTTGTTATCATCTAGCGACCATTAATTGCATTTAACACAAGACGTAATTGCATGCATGGTGTGAGATCTCGCACGTGAAATTTCAGATTGCAAAATTCGCCGAAAGTGTTATCATTGTATAATCCGTTGTTATCATTTAATACAGTCCAAAAAATTGATATTCTTGTTTTCGGGACAAATGGTTTACCCAAATTAGGACATGCTGCAAATTAATATTGTTATGTTTGTAGTCCCAAAAATGACCATTCTTGTTTTTAGAATACATGAATCTCCATTTTGGAGACATGCAACATTATGGGGGTGTGGTATGTTTGTAGTCCTAAAAACAGGGTTTCATTTTTTTTGAAAACAGGTTTTGCCAGAATAAGGACATGCAACAGAGGATTTTCGCCAAAAACTGCAAAAACCTTCATGCGACAGTCCCAAAATTCACATTCCTTATTTTGAATTTAAATGTTTTGCCCAAATCAGGACATGCCATATTATGTCCATTTTCGGCCCATGCGCACGCGTGCATTTCGCTGACATGCAATATGCTCACAAAATTGTGAAAAATATCTCGTCGCCGAATTCGGCGAAAATGTTATCATTTGTTATCATTTTGTTATCATCTAGGAGATTCATTGCAATTGTGTAAAAAATGGTGGCACCACATTACATGTTAAAAATTTGGTTTAAAATCCGCTCGTAAAATTCGGCGAAAATGTTATCATTTTGTTATCATTTTGTTATCATTGTTATTGATAACACATTTTACGACGACCCGACATGTTGGTGCCTTTTTTTAAGTTTTTTTTGGCGTCAAAAAATGACTTTTTCTCATCCACTTTTTTGTGTGACCATTATGCTCTCATAAATACATTACTATTATATAAATTAAATTTGTTGGATTTCGAAATGAGTTTGCACAAGACTCGAAAAGTTTCCAGGAAAATGGACAAGAATCGATGTCCAAAAATGAGATCGACGAAACACTTTTGGGAAAATTCGACGCGCACTAGGTAATTTGCGGAACTTTTTTAGAACACAATTCTCCTTATGATACATGCTCTAAAAAATATCGGCATCCATATTTATCCAAAATCTTCTAGCAGAAAAAATGCACATTTGTCCCCATTTGGAGGCAATGATGTCCGATTGATGTCCCATTTTCGGCCAAACGTGTTTTCTGGGAATGAGTTTTGCCAAATTCGGGACATCCGACAGAATATTTTGGACCCAAAACCCGGAAATCTTTGTGCAACAGTGCCGATTTCGGCCAAACGTGTTTTCGGGAAATGAGTTTTGCCGAATTTGGGACATCCGACAGAATATTTTGGACCCAAAACCCGGAAATCTTTGTGCAACAGTGCCGATTTCGGCCAAACGTGTTTTCGGGAAATGAGTTTTGCCGAATTTGGGACATCCGACAGAATGTTTTGGACCCAAAACCCGGAAATCTTTGTGCAACAGTACCGATTTCGGCCAAACGTGTTTTCTGGGAATGAGTTTTCCCGTTTTTGGGACATGATCGCGTGCGTGGTAAGATGGGATTGTGATCCGATGTCATTTCAAAAAACAATATGAAAATGAAAAAATTGAAAGCTTTTGAGATGTGATGTCATGTATGTTAGGTTTCCCGATATCAGATCAAATGGCTCAAATGGCTCAAATGGTTTCACACACAGGATTCAACATCGCGCATGATGGACTCAAGCAAACAGTGGATGATTTTATGGACAGCATTGCTCCATTCACAACCCCGGACGAAGGGTGCAAACGGATTGATGCCGCGAGGATTGCAATCGCACGCGCAGCTGCGTGTTCCATGCTCGTTCCGCTTGTGATCAAATCCAACCAACAATTGCCAATGTTGAAAAGGACAAATGGATTTGGATCTGTCGCGGTTGTTCCCACATTTGCGCCCAATCGCATTCAACGCAAGCACCTGACCACCGACAGTCGCCTTCGCAACCTCATGCATGGCGGCATTCTGGGTGCATTGGCCCGACGACTCACCCTGGACCCCACCCAACCCCGCCAATGGCATCAATTCAACAATGCATTCTGCGTTGTTCAGCGCGCCAACAATGCAGCAGGGTGTGCACATGTCAAATGGTCCATACCCGAGTTTCAATGCGCATTCAATATCGGCATCAAAACGTATAGAGCCGGTCAAGGCCCTTTCAATGATTTGAATGACGCCGACCAGCTTGACCAGTTCAATCTACTGGACAATGCCGAAAATCGCGACGCATTCCTGGCCGAATGCAATGCTGTTGCATGTGGCGCGAATCAGTCACGCGTCGTTCTCTCAATGAACGCAGACACCACGCCATCCACGGTGGTCTGGAGAGCGTATCGTCCGGTGGTTGTTGAAAACCCATGGATCATGCAGTTCGTGTCGGGGTTTATCAAGGTGTGTTCAGCGAAAATGGCTGCGGTGAACAATGCAGATGCCACAAAAATGGATCGTTCCCAAAGCTTGATAGACATGTATCGGTTCCTGGCACGCATTGAATGGATCTTGAATGACCCCAATGTGCGATGCGGCATCAGGTTGAATGGCTTTTATGCAGCACACATCAAACGGTTGATTTACATGGCGGAACAGGGCATTGAACACTCGGCGTACATGCTTGGGAGAATCTGTCCTGAAATGATGACCCCCGAACTGCACGTGCGGGTTGTTCCAAACCCTGAATTTTACATGGTGCCACACCTGCAAATTCAGCCGGATGATGCCGTGTTCGGGCCGATGAAGATCGCATGCCAGGGCTTCATGCCCGAACCGGTTCCGGTTCCCGCGGCCCGTCGGCGTTGTTATTCGGATTCGGATTCGGATTCGTACTCGGATGGAACGGACGACACGAGCGATGTTCATGATTATGTTCATGATGATGATGACAATGCGAATGGATGATGACAATGAAAAGGAGAGAAATTTACTGTCTCCAAAAAAACCCAAAACCAAATAAAAATATTTTTTTTAATGGAAAAGGACATAAACATTTACATTTATTGCGTATAAGAATATCTCTCAACTACTATGTCCCGATTTGCAGAAAATGACGGAAAGGTTCCCGACTGCCAGGATTGGACGCCGGTGACATTTAATAAACGGGCCACAGCGAATGCGAATGCGACTGTTGCCACATCTTCGTCATCGCTTGCAAATGTGGGGGTGTACAAGGCGGCATCCGACGATGATGTGAAAAAAACGAAGTACGTGAGCAAGGCCACGTCGGACGCGGTGAAGACCGCGCGATGCGAAAAGAAGCTGACGCAGAAAGAGCTGGCGCAGAAATGCAGCATGGATGCTGCGATCATTAATGAAGTGGAACGGGGCGGTGGTGTGTACAATGCGGCACACATCAACAAAATCCAGTGTGCGCTTGGAGTAAAAATCCCGCGATAATCATCAGAAAACCTACGGTTTTCCGAACCTTTCCCTTCAGCCGTCTGGTATAAATGGGTAAATTGAGACGATAATAAAAAATGCACAAACGCCCTTGTTAACGTTTGAAGACCAAGTAGGTGGGCAATCACGATATAAATTGAAAAGAACCAAATCCAATTCAAAAAACAAACGCAAAACCAGAAGAAAATACACCTCCCTCCTCTCCTCGGAGGGAAAGGTTCGGAAAACCGTAGGTTTTCTGATGATTACCACAGATACTTCCAGCTAAAGTAGCCGCTGCTGAATTTGCGTTTATTTTCTCCGTGGTGACGGGTGCGATAGTTGCGGCGGCGCTTCGGATCGCCGTGATTGACGCGACTGTAAAGCCCTTTTCCAGTTGAGTCTTTGAACTGCTCGTACCCCACGGCGCCAAACGGCACGCGCCTTTTGGAACGCGTGGGGTCCCTCTTGTTCCGCAGAATGGCGTCGTATTTTTTGCCCCGGACGTGGGAGCGCTCAAACCCGACGAGCTTGTAATTGTCCGGGTGCTCAATGATCATCCAACAAATCGTGTATATAATATGCATTTACATGATTTTTTTTGTTATTCAGCCAATAATATTGATTTGACCAAACATTGCAGCGTGAAATTGACACTGATAAAACAGTGTATTGGGTACAGTAAGCGGCACAGCAAATGTAACAGTTCCAACTTGTGTTCCGGATCCTGTCACTCCAGTCACATACGCATTTGATGCATTGTATCCGTTGCCACTTGTTTGGATGTGAAATGGGTGACCTGTGGCGTTGATGTTAAATGTGTAAGTGATGCCACGCGTTAATGTAATGGTCGCATTTGCAACTCCGTTCACCGCGTATGAACCAAATCCGTTATTGGTCACTATAATGGGAATTGGGGTTGCATTTGTTGTTGCATTTAATTTAGCAATGATGGGGTGGTGGATGATTTTGATTTACAATTCACGTAATCAATGGGGTTGCACTTCAAATAGTCGGGCGGCAAGAGCCCTTGCGCCTGTGCCTGCTGCCACAGCACTGGGTTAACGTCGCACCCGCTCTTGTTGTGGCACAACATCATGGGATACGGCTGAATGCATGCCGGCGTGGGCAACCTATGTTGCCGAGCCACACCACCGGCCGTGATGTAAGCGCCCTGTGATTTCACCTTGTCTGTATTCAAGAATTTTGCGTATGGGTAGTACAAAAACCTTTTCTTGCTGCCGATCCAGTAATAGCATTTGTCCTTACAGTTCCATATGTTGGCAGGGTCATCATTGGCGGCCTTCTCAAAATTGCACGCACCTGCCGCCCACGTCTTGGCTCCAGTGTACTGCCCTTGCGTTTTGGTTTTGCGACACGAGTTGTCGTCGTCCTTGACCCAGTATCGGGGATACTGGCTCTTGGTCCACTTGTATTTCACATCTATTAAGCCCGCAGTGGTGAGGGATGAGGGCTTAATGATGGATGCGTCATTATTCGTGCAGCAGCTGCCGGAATTGGATGGTTTTTTGTAATACTCGCCGTCAAAACCACCGTGGCCCATGGGTTGGGTCCCGCGAAAGGGGGTGCGCGTCACGTTGGATATCATTCTAAATTGGCCCACGGCGCCGATGTTGCGATGCCCGCCGTTCAGAGAAAATCCCTTGGTGCCAACGCCTGATATGGGGTCCAGACGCGGATTGCCTCCTCCCATGGTCTTGCGTTTTAATGTTGCAATGGACATTTTGTGATCAACTTTGAATGCGTTGTGTGTTTATAGTTGTAATGTATATTATAACTATAAAAATAATATGAACAGTGTGTATAATTGCACATTGATCAATGGCCACCAAAAAACAGCTGTTGCGCACCTATAAAAGCTGGCGGCGCAATCAGCCCACCACGCACCAACGCACGCTTCAAATGAACCGGTGCGGCAAAAAATGCTTTTTAGGCAGCAAGAAATCGTTCCCCATTTGCAATGCGGGCACGTGCACGCCGAGCAAGGGCGGCGTTTTGTCGGCCTACGTGCGGGCACGCGAAATGACGCGACGAGCCAGAAACAAGTCAATCAAGAAACACGCGGCATCGTATTATTACAAGATCGCCAAACGGGCCAAAACGCTTCTTCGCAAACTGTTCTAAATGGAATCATCATCATCTTCGGGTTGAATGTCGGCGGAGTGTGTGTTTATGTCTGCGTGTTTTCCCACCACTGCGACTACCTGAGCTGTCCGTGTCTGAACTATTGCCGGGTGATTTATTTCCTTTGGTTGGTGTTTTGTTTCCCTTTTTTGGTGATTTATTTGCTTTATTTGCTTTTTTAAGAGATTTAAGAGCTTCGCCAAAAGAAATGGCGGTGGAAAGCGACCCAACCCTTCCTTCAGGCGGTGTAGTAGTCTTACTGAATTTTTCTTTCACGCGAACGTTGAATTCAAGAGGTGTGTCAACTGGGAAAACATGTCGCGCACCTGAATTAATGTATGGTGCAAGCACTTGCACTAAAAATGCAGTGCCCATGTCGGACAATCCGCGGCATGTATGCATTGACACATGATATGGTGCTCTGCTTCTGGGCGAAGCTTTGGACGAGCCCTTGATGTGATTGTATGACCGTATGGCAGTCATCAATAAATTTAGAACAACGGGGGTAACTCTTTCGCGGTTGCTTTCATAATTTCGGGCAATGCAACAAACGCCATCGGTGATTAAATACTTTAAATCCCCTAAATATTCATCGTTTGGTGAAATAAGTTCTACCAAATTTTTCAAACAGGCGGTGATGGATGCACTATAAGCGTCATGGTCACCGTTAAATATGGCAGAGTTCTGATTTTCCAATGTTCTGAAAATGTCTCTTAAATTGGTCTTATCACCAAGTGATGGGATTTGGTGTGACATCGTTCCGATGGTTTCTTGTTGTTATTATGCATGTATGTAATTATTATAATTATTACAATCATTGTATTGTGTTTAACAGCCCTAAACCTTTTTCCAGGCGCATATGCCAGACGCGTTCGGTGCGGCAATGTATTGGGCGCCGTCATTGCCGGTCATTGTCTTTCCACAGCATTTGTTTGCTGGGTACGGCGGACTTGGACGAGACAGGTATTTTTTGGTGGTCTGCATGATGCATTTGGATCCCTTGTTGCGTTTGTGCACGCTGTTCCAGTATTTGCGCAACCTTGCCTGAGATCGTTTTTTTGCGCTTGCGCTGACTCGTTTTCTGGTTGTTTTTGCCATCAGTTGTGATTATGATTGAACTTGAAATTGGTTTGTAAAGTTAAATCATATTTTATTTAAATTTCCATTTGAGTTGGATCAGTTTCTAACTGCCAAAATCCGTCCATCTGCGGAGGAACCCGATGGGTTGAATATAAGTTCTTGAACTGCGAAATGCCATGTTTCGCAATGTAGTTCAACTGGCGCAAAATCCAAACAAAAATCGGTTTGGTTTCCCATGTTATGTCGTACTTAAAAGTCTGTTGAGAATTCATGTCGTTTTGAAGCACATCAAATGCAGGATCCACACCTTTGTTCACATTGTTAATGTCTATATTGGCAACCCATTCCCAACCCGCATCAGGCAGTATGTTCAACAATGAATGCATCGCGCGATTGAGCAGTTGCTCCGATATAAAATGTCGCATGATGAAAAATAAATGCAAGTTTTCAACTGCTTCATGAGTCGTTGGTTGATCCGACATTTTATATATATGCATGCATATGTTATTTATTTAGATTCATTTTTGTACCAAATGTTGATTCTTGAAACACATCTAAATACATGAACCCATCCTCGTCCTTTTGACCGGCGTAAAGATCACCCATGATTGCAGTGGTGGGGTGCAGTTTGTTATTAATAAATATAAAAATGGCGTAGGAGGGGTCCAGCTTCATGTGTTTCCGTATCACAAAAATGAATTGCGCTAAAGTCAATTCAAACGGAACTATAAACTTGTTTTTCTTTAATGGGTGCATGCTCTGCAACTGTTCACTGCATTCCACCACCACCGGAATGCGGTCCGAATGCTGTTTCAAAATGAGGGAAGCCTTCAATTTACGCTCATCAAACGGCACATTTTTGCGATAATTGCCTGTTGGAATACTTGCCATGACGAACGATGCATGTATTATATAAAAAGTGTTTATTATGATTTTTTTCAAATAATACTAAAGCATCATCTCACATGATCGTATGTCCTCATCCATGCCGGTTTATCCCCGCGAGGACCGGTTTCAGATTCACTTATTAATATACTTCCCATTAAATCGGTACCTGCATAAAAATCTAGACGATGTCCTTGTCTCATTACGTGCGTGATACCTGGAATATTTTCTATTTCAAATAGGGGGGTGGTCTGGTCTTCGCGTGTTGCATCTAACACTGCATTTAGTTGGTCATTTGTAATCTCTCCGTTTTTAAAATTTTCAGATAGATTTTTCGGTAAACTGTTATTTGTCATAGAATTTTTGTAAAGATACACATTTTCAAAGGTCCCGGGCTGCACCCTCCAGGCTCCACCACATCTTCTGCGCATATTGCGACGTCTTGATTTCTGTTGTCTGCGCATACGGCGATGCGTGCGGCGAGTGCGTGTTTTCGTCATTTAATTTTAACGTGTTATGTAATGTATATGAGATAATAAATTAAATAACTAAATAACACTTAAAAATAATATAATAATTATTTAAAGACAAAAATATTCAAACACATGGATCAACCTCAACAACTGCAACTGCAGCAACTGCAGCAACTGCATCAATTGCAGCAACAACAACTGCAGCAACATCAACAGCAGCACTTTATCCCTATTCAGGCCGAACGCGCAGGAGGAGCCATGCTTCGTCATGCAGTAAATAAACTGTCAACCAATAATAATGCCAATAGTGCGAATAATGTCAAGGCCAATGCAGTGCTTGGCATTTCCATTCCTGCGCCGGTCATACGCAACAGCATGATTTCCAACAAGGCTTTAATGTCAGCGCCAGCAATCGCAACCACACCAGCAAGAGAAACGGCTGAATCCAACCTAACTACATCCGATGTCACTGTCGCGGCTAATCCCGCGTCGGCTGATCCCGCGTCGGCTGATCCGTTGATCGGCATGGTGCAGGATGTGATATTTGCCATGATACTGAATGTGCCCGCCCTGCGCACCAAGCTGCAGGTGATTCTGGACAATCCGTCTCTGATCAGCGCCGAAATCAGCAAGGTGTATGACGAGCTGCAAAATAAGCTGACGGTGCAAGAGCTGGAGCAGCTGAATTCGTACGCATGCCAAGACAGTAGTCGGCGCACCATCGTGTCCGTCATGAAAACCGCGTTTGCCAACATTATGGCCGACGGCAAGATTGACATGAGTGATGCCCCGCACTTCCTGACGCTGATTCACGACTGCATTACACTGTTTTCAGACGACGCAGCCAGCAGCAATTCCGTGGCACTAAACGGCAACACCGTCATCACGTTTCTGCACTTTGTACTGAAGTGCATTCTAATTTTGACGCTGGACGATCCCGAAGAAACCGCAGCGCTGGTCATGCTGGACGGCAGCTTCAAACTGGTTAAACTTACCGTGATGCCTTTGCTTATATCCAAGAAGTGGTGCTCATGCTTTTCCTAAGGATAAATTATATTGTGTTATGTATAATTACATAACACACTTCTGCAAATGACAGAACACGTCAAGGTGTATGTGAAATCCGACCAAAATCCGAATGGTGAAAAAATGTATAAAACGAATGCCGGCATTCCATTTGAATGCGTGGAATTTGTGCGCCGGTATTTCATGCAAACACAGGGCCTGACATTCCCGTCGGTCGTGGATGCCACCGACATGTTTTACCGCATCCATGAATTGGATTTTTACCACAAGGATATAAATATCTTTATAATAAAGGTGATAATAATATTTTAAGTTTATAATAAGTCTATAATAATTTAATCATAAACTTAATTATAAACTTAATTATAAACTTAATTATAAAATTAATTATAAAATTAATTATAAACTTAATTATAAAATTAATTATAAACTTAAAATATTATTTTATTTTGTTAGTATAATTAGTAATTTATTAATTTAGGATTAATATAAATATTACCACCATTATTAGTTATACATTTATTGAAATCAACATGTTCGCATATTTCCGTAGTAATATCTTCAACAGTTTGTAATCCATTACCATAAGAACAATTATCTAAATATTTTTTTTTATAAATAGCTGTACCACCAAAGCAAGATATTACTTTTATTGGTTCTGAATCTTTAGGTATATTTTTCATTCTACTATTTAAACAATAGTCATTTGATTTTTCTTCATTATGTATACAAAACCAACAATCAAAGGGCATCCAATCATCATATGTTCTTAAAGCAAACATATCATAATATGATCCTGATTGATTTGCTCCAACCATTGCCCAATCTTCTTTTAGATTAAAACAACTTATAATTGATTCTTTTGTTAAATTAATAATTACATTATCTAAATCAACTATAATTAACAAATCAAAATCGTGTTTCATTGCTTCTTTATATAATATATTTCTAGCATATGCTAGCCTTTCTGTTCTTATACCTTTAATATTTTTTTCTGTTATTAATTGTATTAATTGTTCTTGTTCCCATTCTTTTAATATATCTAAAGTTTTATCTGTAGAATCATTTTCATATATAATATTTTTAGAAGATCTAAATAATGACTTTATCATTATTAATTTCTTTTTTGTATCTGGTAAATATGATTCTATATCTCTAGCACACCCTACGATTATAACATCATAAGGTAATATAATATTATTTATATCATTATTATTATCATTAAATGTTTCATATATATTATTTTTTATATAATTTATATTTAAGAATATTAATAATGCTATTATAATTATTAATAGTATTATAATATATTTATTATATTTTTTTTGATAATTAAATATTTTCATTTTATAAATATATTTTTTATATTATATATATATTTTAAATTTTATAAATATAATACAAATTTTATAAATATAATACAAATATTATATATAATAAAAATATTATAAACATAAATTAATTTAATTCCAATACAATTTTACCATATCCATTACCAACTTTATTAAATAGTTCAGGATAATCAAAATATAAACGTGTCCAAATACATTGATCACTATAACAAATAAAATTATTTGTTTCATTCATACATTTATCTAGTGCCTTTGAAAACGAACACGGGTAAAGCGCAATCGCTAAACACGCGCATTTACCCTTATGTTGAGCCCGCCCTGCATTATTTGCGCCCAGGAACCCTGCTGTTCTGGGTGCCAAACCCCGCGTTAAAATACGGGCACGTAGCGCTGGTTGTGGAAGCCGATTCAGAACATGTGGTCGTGGCCCAGCAGAACAAGTCGCCGCCAATTCAGGTGCACCATGTGGCTGAGTTGTTCAACGCCATCAACTCACCCAATTCTGCTTATTTAGGCATAAAAATGATTTTATGACAACAACGATGAAACCAATTAAAATGTCAATGTAACATATAACTCAATTTCACATAACATCAACATGGACCTTAAACCTCTTTTTTACAAAGCATTGATCACTGCTGTCATTTTTACGATTTTCTTTTTGGTGATGACTCATGTTGACATGTTTTTACAGAGTAAGGGCATAGACGGATACAAAAAAATATATATGATGGCACCGGTTCAATTTGTTATGATATTGGTGATTTACATGGGTGTCATGGTTGGGGTTTCTCTTCTCATGAAAGGTGCAAAGGTTTAAATGTTCACGGTTCAAATCATTAAATTAGCAATATTTACACCTACAAAAAAACTACCTTGGGTTCTTTTCATATCTTTCATTAATTCTTCACTTAATAAGGGTGAAAAAACATAACCATACACATTTGTTTTTTGAGATTGTGTTTGTTTTGCTTTTTCTTCTTCTTCTTTTTTAACAGTATCCTGATAAGATTTATATTCAGTAGAATTCATCATTGTGGGATACTTTTTAGATTTTAAAGATTGTGTCTCTAAAGGTTGTGTCTGTTGATTTTGTGCTGGCGATGATGAATTAGATATACCAATACCTTGTTGTTCCATCATAGAAGCAACTAATGGTGGTATAGGATCACCTTGTTCTTGAGCAATTTGAGCAATTTGATCTAGTGTAATACCTTGTTGTAATAAATCATTTAATTGTTGTTCTGTTATATCTTGTTTTATATCACTATATCCACCACCATAAAAATTCATAAAATAAGTTCTTAAATAATCTGCTTTATGAGTTTCAGATAAATAATTAAATGATGGATGTAAAGGCACATCATTTAATATATAGTTTGATAAATTATCTTTAGTTATTAATAATACATTACATTCTGATACTGTGCGTAAATTATTTAAACATTCTATTCTAGCATTTGACATTTTATTATCACCAGTCCAAAAACAATATATTATATTATCACTGTCATTATTAATATCACTATTATTATAACCATTAGTAGTTATAGGAACAGAATTTTGATAATAGTCTATATTGTATATATTATTATATAAAATTAAAAATAATACTATAACTAATACTATAACTAATAATACTTGTAATATAATATAATTGTGTTTATAAATATATTTTATATACATATTAAGTGTTTAATAATTTTAACTATTTTATATTTAGATAAAAATATAAAATAGTTAATAATATTTAATTATTTGTAATTTAATACCATTTATAATTTAAAAATTGATTTATATTATTACCATGACCTCTATATAACATCATCCAAATTGAACAATTACTAGAAGCACATATTATATGTTTACATTTTGATATAAGATAGACTATTGCTAAAAAATTTTTCATTATTATATAATTATCATCTGAAGTATGTTCATTATGAATACCTTTATCAGTAGTTGAAGGAATATTTTCTTCATCAAAACTTACTGAATTAGTAAATTGTGCTTTTACAGTATCTATAAAATCTTTACTATCTGATTGTATAATAAACTTAATAGTTGGTTCTTTAGTTAATAATTCATTCATTTTATCAATATAAGTATCAAACCCACCAATTTGTGTCTCTTTTTTTTTATCAGTACCTCTATAATATACAGCACAATACTCATTAATATTAATATTATATTTGTTTATTATTTTACTTTCTATATCTAATATTTCATGTGATGGTGAAAAATATTTTTCAATTAATGGTTTTAATTCTTTATAATCTATTTTATTATATTTTTCATATTGTAAATTATGACCAAATTTAAGATTGTCAGTATATGTTATGTTAATATCATCTCTTTTTTTAAAAAAATGAGACATAATATCACCTTTTATATGTGATGGTTTATACATATCAAATTGTTGTGAGGTATCAACATTTGTGGGTAATTTTTTATTGTCATTAAAATATGTACCTATTTCTTTTAAAATATGAGAACAACATGCAAAGAAGCCAGAACAAGCTTTATGCACAATAACTGTATCATTATTTGTATTCATATTATTCATATTATCTATATTTTTTTTACTATAGTAGAAAATGATTATAAATAATAGTAATAATAGTAAAAATAATAAACATATTAATCTAGTATTATTTGTATACTTATTTATATTTTTTTTAATATTTTTCATATTTATAATTTGAAAATTTTTATATATCTATTTTATATATCTATATCTATATCTATATCTATATCTATATCTATATACATAATAATTTAGTTTATAATTAAAAATGAAAATAAATAAAAAATATACTATAATACTTTTAATAATTATAGTAAGTATAATATTATTAATACTAAACTATAGTAATATTTTTGAAAACTATGAAAATAGTAATATAACTAATGAATTACCATTACCATTACCATTACCATTACCATTACCATTACCATATGATATTGTAATTGTAGGATGTGCTAGAGATATAGAGGCACATTTACCAAATACAAAACAAAAACTTGAAATGGTAAAATCATTATTTAGGTCTTCTAAAATAATAATATATGAAAACGATTCAAAAGATAAAACATTAGAACTATTATCTACTTGGAATAATGAAAATTTTATAAAATTAATAACAGAAAAGGATGTTAAAGGTATTCGAACTGAAAGATTAGCATATGCTCGTAATCTATTATATAAAGAAGCTATGAAACATAATTTTGATTTATTAATAGTAATTGATTTAGATAATGTAATAAATGATTTAACACCAGAATCAATTACAAGTTGTTTTAATAAAGCCGTTATAGAAGAAGATTGGGCTATGTTAGGTGCTAATCAAACAGGTAATTATTATGATATGTTTGCTTTAAAAACATATGATAATTGGATGGATATTGACCTTATGAAATGTCAAATTCCTTTACTAAAAAAATTTTTTTATTTTTTTGGGTTTTGTTGTTTTTATGTTTTATGTTTTGTTGGAGGGTTTTTAGATTATGACCATTCAATTTTGGTCAAGCGTGCATTTCCCATGTTCTTCAACGACTTGAGTTCGCGTCCGAGTGCTTTTGCGATTTTGATGGTTGCACCGTGTTCGCGTCTGATGTATTCGTAGATTGCCCCGCCACGCTCAAGCGATCGCATGATTTCCAGCGTAACGATGATGCCCTTCCAGTCCGAGACACCATCATGCGCAGCATGCACCCCTCCGTGATTGGACGTCACGCACTTCGGGCGTTGCAACGAATCCTGAATTTGCGATTCGCGAATGAGGTCACACAAGTTCATCTGCATGAGCGCCGCATCATGCGAGGTTTCAACTGCCAGCGGGATGCTGTATCCGCCGTTGCCAATGACAACCAAGCCGTCCTCTTGCTGCGTGCAGAATGTTTCCAATCCGCTGGTGCAAGGAATGCGAACATGCAGCTGCTGCTGTGGACTGGGAACGCGAGTGCGGGTGTGCACAATCAGGTCGCCACGGTGGAATCCGTGCGATTGGCTGAACTGGTTTGTGTTGCATCGCCACACATTGACCTGCATGCCATCCACTTCATTGGACTCAAACCCGCAACCCGCGCTGCTGCCAGCGTTCATCGGGCTGCGCTGAGCAATGGAATCGCGCAACTTGTCCGGCATGTCCTTGTAGGTGACATTGAAGCGACCGGTCTGGCGATGCCTGAAATACATGAGGTTCATGCGTTCAGGGTGAGCGGTGAGCTGCCTGATTTGTTCGCAGATTTCGGCGGTTTGTTCGGCGCAGTTGTGATTCTCAATGGCGCCGGACACAAAGGCGGCATGAATCGCATGTCTGGTGAGTTCTTTTTCGTATTCATCGGCATTGGGGTCATCGTCATGCTCTTGAGCACCAGCACGAACAATGATTGGCACATTGTTGAACCATCCATTGACGGATTGATTGGATCCAATCAAATTCTTGCCACGACGAGGCATGGTCTGCATCGGCACGTCGTCGGGATTTTCCATCATGCACACATAGCTGACAATCTCGGCCAACTCAATGTTGCGGCTGATGTAAACCCGGATGGTCATGTTGTCGTGGTAGCCGAACATGCGGCCCAAGAGCGCCTGCAACACCGTGTCCGTGTCCGAATCCTTGGAGGTTTCAATGACGAACGAGATGTGATCTTTGGGCACGCGCTTGCCCATGCGGCACATGCCGCGGATTAAGATGAGGGTGTTGCGCTCGGGGACGACGGCCAGTTCGTCCATGGACTGCATGCTGTTGGCCTGGTGGTATTTCGTTTCGGAGTCATACACGCGATACGCCCATCCGTGTTCCACCGCCACACGAATGCACGCTGCCATGTTGTCCTTGCCTTTGTAGTCGCGCACGCGCACAATGGCGTATTTGGGTGCTTCCGTGATGGGCGCTTCCGCGATAGCCTGTGCCACAACCTCTTCGCACGACAGCAGTGGGTCAAACTGGACAATGGCGCCAGCTGCCAAGAAGTGGCGTGGGCCCTTGTATCCCTGAGCAGGCTCAAGGCGCACGACGCGCTTCTTCTGGCCATGGTGCCAGATGTTGCTCAGCTCAGAGAAGGGGGTTGCGGACACAGTCAGCACGTAGTTGTTGCGCTCGCCTTCCAGATTGGAAATCTCGCCATCAGCAGTGATGCAGAGATTCTTGAAGAATTTGTGGGGGCGATTGGTTTTGTTTTGGGCATAGTGCGCCTCTTCCCAGATGAACAGCGTGTTGCGCGCCGAGGTGGGATGAGTTGAGTTGCGCTTGAGATCGGCGCCGCACCACACTTGGATCTTTTCCTCCAGTTTGGCAATGATCTCTTCCGACCCGGCTGCAGACAACTGTTGGGCTTGCACATAGAGACGAATGAACTCGGTTTTGGAAGCGCGGAGCTGATCCGAAAGCTCGTTTTCCGCATTGCCGCAAACCACGATCGCACGGTCAATGTCCGGACGATTGCAGAGCATGTCGCAGGCGACGTAGTAAAATGTCTGGGTCTTTCCGGATTGGGGGAATGCAAGGAGGACGGCCCAGTGGTACTCGTCGTCGTTGAAGGTGGAAATGATCTGCTTGGCGGCGGCGATCTGGTTCGGGTAAGCCATGGGAGCTTGGACGGGGACAACGGGGACAACGGGGACGGGGACAACGGGGACAACGACAACGGGAACTTCTTGGACTTCTTGGACTTCAACGACTTCTTGGACTTCAACGACTTCTTGGACTTCAACGACTTCTTGGACTTGGACTTCGGGAACTTCATCAAGTTGCTGCTGTCTCACGGCATTCTGGTGCTTGATACTGGATTCATGACGAGAACGGTTGCCCTTGTCAGTTCCGCCATTGCTGGTCCATGTGCCGCCGCAAATGGGGCACTCTGTGACCGCGCGATAAGGAAGTTGACGAGGTTGACGAGATTTGCGAACTTGTTGAGATGACATTTTTGAGATTGAACGAATTGATAACGACTTGTAGTTGTTGGAAACCTAATTCTCCATTTGTGTTTTTTCAAATGCTTTCAATTTTTTTTCCAACGTATGGATTTCCGGGATGACATCGGATGGGTTTTTGCCGGATTGAATGTGTTTGTATGGACCATACAATGACCATACCATACAATTAGTAAGCCATATCTCCATTTCCTACCAATACTTCACCACCTCCAATACCCCCACCAACCAAATCATTTTCCTCCGATGCATCGCCGCCTTTGTTAGAGGAGGGTTTATGTGCGGTCATATCGTGCAGTTTGTGATAAGTGGCAATGTGCTTTTTCATGAACTTCTTGCTCTTGCCGCGCGTTTTCTGCCACAGCCGATGGCGCAAATAGCACACGATGGATAATCGCACGGCGTCCTTGTTTTCCAACCGGATGGGCAAGTTGCCGTGCCACTCGTGCACGTCCATGAACAGCACATCGCCAGTGCGCACATTGACGCCGACCCCGTACTGCGGAAAGCACGTCTCGCCGCCGGTGTACTTGCCGCGTTCAATGACCACCAGGTTGCCGAACCCCTCGGCGTCATCGCCACGGTCCGTGTGAATGGTTGTCTTGTAATTCACATTCGTGGTGACGGTGGTGAACGCAGTGTCGGCAATTTTGAAATACGTTTGCTTGGCCTTGCGGTGCTGCCGTTTGTAATGGTCGGGCACGATTTTCTCGTAATACGTGTCAATCTCTCGGATGAGAGGAATCAACTTCTTAAATTTGTCGGGGTACAGCATGTTGAAGCGCGTTTCGCGCACGGCGGGGTTCAGCTTTATGCCGTGCTTTTTCAGCAGCATTTTCTGGCTGGGTCCAAGCGAGTCAAAGTAGCCGACGATGTTGGTCATTGCGGCGATGTCTTTCTCCTTTTTGTCCGAATTGGAGTGCTTTTTGGTCCGGACACCGGACGTGAGCCGGCGATTCGTGGACTTCGTGCGCGCAAAATCAATCATGTTTTCGTAGAATGTGTCAATTTTCTCTTTGGACAACTTGCCCTTCCTAAATTTCATCAAGAGACGGTTGTCGTCGGTGTACACGTCGGCGTCGTCGTTGATGATGATGTCAATGAGAGAGGGGGTCACGAACTGGTGCTTATGACGCTCCATGCCGGCATCACTAATATTTTTCTTAACGTGATACACGTCAATGCCGCCCTTCTTTTCGTGTTTTACAATCATTGGAGTATTTTACGCATAACATACATTGATATATTAAAAATGCAGCGCAATTGAAATATTATAAAATGATAAAATAACATAAAACGCAAGCCCACATCACAATTACAAAGCATGGTAGAACTCGGTTATCCATCCGGCATATATCAATCCATTTTTTACACGGCATTGTTTATTCATCCAACCCACATATGGGTTGGGTTCTCTTGCGGAATGACTTCATGTGCACTGATGGGTGTGGCATTGTTGGCCACTTCTTTGAATTATTGGAGATATCCAGTCATTTGCTCTCGCAGAAGAACAATTGACATGGTTGTTGCCAAATCTTCCATTGCATATCACCTTTATTTGTCGTTGCACACGACCAATCGGGTTTTAACAACGTTGCCCATTTTGACGGGCAGTGGGTTGTATGTTGCAAGTTTTTATTTGTATGAAAAGAAATATGTTAAAAGTGCAGCAGTTTGCCACTGCTTGCTTCACGCGCTAGTGAGCATTGGGGCGTCAATGACATACATGGATTATTATTCGCGAGTGCAATGACACGACACATATGCAAATGCATTTAAAGACACCCTGCTTCAAATGAACACCAACCACAACCCACAATCGCAACACTCAAATGTTGCACCTGACGCACCTCATTCCCATCATGGCCGCATGGCACCTGTCTTTCACCGAAATTTCAAAATACAAACCGGCGCACATCAGCAAAAACATGAATCATTTGTTGCACACGTTGATTTTCATGCTGCATTACACGCAAAATTACGAGATGGAGCACGCAATTCATATCAGCATCGGGTTTTTTTCGTATGATATCATTTATATGGTGCGGCGTGACGGTGTCCTGCGAAACGTGTCCTACCTTCTGCATCACGGAATTGCCATCTACTTGTTGAATTTGACATGGATTGAACCAAGTTGCGCAGAATCCACATTGAAAGGATATTCCATTTTGGAATCGTCCAACATCATGCTGTATGTGTCGTATCACGTGCAAAAGGAATGGCCGGATCGCAAAGCATGGATCCGGGCTTCCGAATTCGTTCAATTGGTGTGGTACGTGTATTATCGCATCTTCAACTTCACGGGGTTTTTGTATCAAATTCGTGAAGAAGTCATCATGCTGGGGATTTGCGGTTCTGCAATGATTGCAGCGGTGTATCTGATGGGGGCGACATGGAGCTGCAAGTTGATAATGAAAAATGCGCAACACGTTGCGGCGGTCATGACTTCTTCAAATGGATGAATCAACAACCCACGCAATTGTAAATGAATTAAAAAAGTGTTAGTAAGTATTAGTTCAAATGCACAAATGCACAAACAAATGTTTATATTTTATGGTATTTACAAGCCGGCAACTATTTACAAGCCGGCAACTGCGGCGTCGCCAAATTTGCCATGAAATGCGCGAAACAACTCAATGCCTTTGAACATGTCATCTTCCGGCAATGAGTGACGTTTTTGAATGAGATGAATAAGGTGATCGCTTTTGGGTCCAATTGGCACAAACCTGAGCGTGAATTTGAGTGTGTCTTGCACTTGATCTGGCGCACACTTGTCCTGATATGAAATGATAATGTCATCAAGTGTTTTTTCAAATGTCGCTTGGTGTTCTCCAGAATTGCGCCAGTATTCAATGATTTTTTTTCCCGTTGCACAAGTGATTCGTTGATGCACCGATGGCCCAACTTCGCGGACCGAATCCGGGACAAGGTTTGGAAGAGCCTGCTCCACTTGCTCCACTTGATCATCTGAAGGTTCATCTTGTTCTGAATCTGATTCAAATTCCGGATCCTGTGCCGCCGCCCGAACAATGGGTGATGGTGGGGCTTCTGCCGGTGCTTCTGCAGGTGCTTCTGCCGGTGCTTCTGCCGGTGCTGGGGCTTCTGCCGGTGCTTCCTCTTGAAGGATGGGTGCTGGGGCTTCTGCCGGTGCTTCCTCTTGAAGAATGGGTGCTGGGGCTTCTGCCGGGGCTTCCTCTTGAAGAATGGGTGCTGGGGCTTCTGCCGGTGCTGGTGCTGGGGCCAGCAATGCAGCACGAGATTTTTTGTGCTCCGTCGACAATTTGTCCACATTGCATGTCAAAAGGTCAACCTTCATTTTGTCCAAATAATACTGACACAACTCTGAATTTTTCTTAGAGCCAGTGTCTCCGTTCAAATCTGAATTGTTCTCATCTTTGATGATTTCACGAATCATGCGTGTCAAATCATTTTGCATTTCCAATGAGAATTGTTTGTTGAATGTGAGTCCAAGTTCTTTTCCAAGTGCCTTGGACTTCAATTCTATCTTGTGGCAATTGTAATTGTGAGCGCCATTGTTACGATATTCCAATGGGGTTGAACCATATTTCCGGTCATCTTTGTAAACATCAACATGATTCATTGGCGGTTCAGCCGGGTTCGGGTTCTCGCCATAAAACTCATCGGAATACAATGTGATGGTTGAATTGATTTCAATCGCATGCATGTCGCTTGGTTTCAACAGATGCGAAGGTCTGTATCCTTGTGACAACAATTGATCCAGTTCTTTTTTGCCAAATTGTTTCAACCGCTTTTGACTTTTTGATTTTGTGTCACACTTTGGGGTTGTGTCATACTTTTTGTATGTTTTGTTTTTGTCAGTTCGGACGGCAGTCCGGGCGGCAATCAGGATTCTTGGGCAGCCTTCTTTTTCCAATATCAATATTTTTGTATTGATATTGAACAACCGACAGTTTGGATCGGAAAACCAATCACGTTCTTCTTCAACGGCAACTTCATTCACTCGGAGAATCAATCCATTGCGTATGTAATTGCTGTAAGCATCCGAAATTGCATCCGAAAACTCTCTTTGAATTTGCGCTTGAGAAGTGATCTCGTGCAATTTTGGATGCAATTCGCTCAGCACAATGGTTGACCCACATGGAAATGGATGAATTGCACGGTATTCTTCCACGTCAATGAGTTTGTGTCTTGGCATGTATGATTCCATGACACCAGGTTCGCGTTCCATTTCGTCAAAATTGCACACAACCCTGTGGCAGATGCCATTGACATTTGTGTGCACCGCGAATGAGTTTCCGGCTGCAACTGCGGCTGCCTTCATTCCAATCCCAAATTCACTTAGTTCGTCATCATTGTCCTGGCCAGGCCGCATGTGGGCAAAGTTGAATGGATTTTTGTCTCCATGTTCATTGATGTTTGCAAATCCGTGTTCGCAATCATCACTGATCGTGATGCTTTCAATCATTCCTGAAAGCGACACGCTGACCCGGACATCAATTTGTGTTGCGATTTTTGCAACGTTGTCAATGTATTCATTGAGAATCCTGAACAAGGTGTAACCTGAATTTTTGTACTTACGCCGCTCTCCTTTGAAGTGCGGAGCTCCCGTCATCAATCTGTCTTGCCCGGTTTGATACCAACCAAGTCCAGAGTGGTTTGTTGCATCGGTTGATGCCGAAGCCGAAATCGCCGAAATAATTTGTGCTGCTGAAGTTGATGAAGTTGATGACATTTGCTTGTAGAGACACTGTTTAAAGATAGAGAGCCGACCAATTATTAAATCAATTTTTTTTCAAACGTATGCATTTTTAGGATGACATCGGAATGATTTTTGTTGCATTACATCAAAAAAGTGTTAGTAAACATGCACAAACAAACATGCACAAACAGTAAACATTCTTATACCTCAGTCCCTTTGCGAAACACATCATTGATGTACCCAATCAAATGGACGCGTGACTGATCATTTGACACGCGCTGGGTTCCGAGGAGCGGGCCGCTGGCATGCCATCCGAACTTAATCCAGTCGCACCACGGGATGACGCACAACGGGCACGAGAGCATGAGCACGTTGCGTCCCTGTTGTCCGACGTTGTCGCTCCAAGACGGGAGACGATGTGACGGGTTTTGCACGGCTTCCACGCGATGCATTTCCACGCAGTCCCCGCCCTTGTAAAATCCGAACATGTCTCCGACCTTAGTGCAATTGTGTTTGTCGTCGTCCCAGCACATGGGTTGCCCACGAGAGAAACGCACGCATTGTTCATCATAGTCGCGTCGGGAGTCGGGAGAACCCGATTTTTTTGATTTGATCACCTTTGCAACGGGCGTTATCAGGATGCCGGTTGTGTCTAATGCGAACATGATTTCTGCCGTGTGGTTTGCACAATGAAAAACATTGCGGCAATGCGCTTTCAATTTTTAAATGTTTCAAGTTTTAAAATGTTACAATGTCACAATGTTTTCAGAATTTTCGGGGTGTATTGCAGTATGTTGTCGGACACGATGAATCCTTCGGTGTGAAATATGTTCTTGCACGACAGCGGTTCGGTGACGCACACTTCGGTCACATGGCGGTGTTTCGCATTGTAAGTGACGGCAATGTATCTAACTTTGCCCTTGTGCATTTTCAGCGTGTCGCGAACCGTTGAAGCAGATGTTGGAAATTTCCACGACCGCCCATTGCGGCACAGAGTGAGGGGAGTGCACATGGTTTTGACTTGTGCGTATGTTCCGCAGCGCATGCATTTCAGGTCCACGCCCGGAAAATTGTGTTTCACGTTGTTCAAATTGGTCCATTTTTTGTGACCACACGATTCGCAAGGAATGTGGTCACAAACGAAGTCTTCGCCGGCCCGTCCGACAGATTGCTTAAACACGCCGGTTTTGGCAATGTTTAGCCTGAGCTTATTGGGTTGAGTTCTAGGCATAATGATGGCCGCCTAATAATGTGATTAATGTTAATGATAACTTGGTTTAGAGTTGATCAATTTTTGCAAAAAATGATCAACAAATGACAAAGGGTCCAGGAGGGGGTCCAAAGGAGGGTTTACGGGAACCTTGGTTCCCGTCTAAAACAGGCTGGAATTGCCCCAGCCCGCTTCATTGGCCGCCATAGGTTCAAAGTCCATCATTTGTTGCTGCTGCTGCTGCTGCGGTTGTTGCTGCTGCGGTTGACCCGCGTACATGGCGTTAAAGTCCTTCACCATGCTGCTCATGCCGCCCATTTGGGCCCGGTTGTTTGTCAGCTGCGGGGGAGGAGGCGGCGCCGTCATGGGCACGCCCGACGCCATGGAGCCCGTGATGGGCTGCGTCACACGCACTTGGCCCTGGCCTTGGCCCTGCGCGGGGCCAGCCTTAGTATTGCCCGACCACATGTCCACCGCGCGCTCTACCAGGATCTGCGCCTTCTCGCCCAGCTTCGTCTTAATGGAGAACATGACCATGATGAACACCATGAGGATGTGAATGATGTGGAAGCGCTCGTACTTGATGCCGCTGTACGTGGGGAAGTAAATGATCATGCGGTGAATGAAGTATATGCCGAGCAGCATGGCGAACGTGTGCGCAAAAATCTCGGCCAGGATGGTCAAGCTGCCCTTATCATCGTCGGGGTCGGGCACGTAGTAGCGAATGACGTAGATGATCAGGATGGCGGGAATAAACCCGATGGCCACGTACTGCATCATATTCAGAACCTCGCCTTGGGCGTCCTCGTTTAGCTTGAACACTTGCTTAAAAAAGCCGCCACCCGCTGAGGCGGTGTCCTTGGCGGTGATTTCAATGGCGTCCATGGTTGTATTATTGCCTTTGTTATTTACAATGACGAGAGAAAAATAAAATGAAAATGACAACAATGATTTAAATGATTGCCCAATGAATATTTACACAACATTAAAAAATCCTTACAACATGTTGAAGAGCCTGACAGAATACAACAAATATCGGCGGACCCCGGTTGTCACAGTAAATCAATTCCCCATGCGCCACGAAGAAAACCAGTATTTGAATTTAATTGAAGACATTCTCTCGGAGGGCTCAAAGGAAGAGGGGCGCAACGGCACCACATTCACCGTGGTTGGTGCGGCGATGCACTTCTCTCTAAATGATCGCCGCGTGCCGTTTTTGACGACGAAGCGCCTGGCGTGGAAGACGTGCCTAAAAGAGCTGTTGTGGTTCATTCGCGGGGATACGGACAATGCGCTGCTGCAGGCGCAAAATGTCCACATATGGGACGGCAATGCGTCGCGCGAGTTCCTGGACAGCCGCGGTCTGACCAACCGAGCCGAGGGCGACATGGGACCGATTTACGGATTCCAGTGGCGGAATTTCGGGGGAGATTATGGTAGCGGTCCCAAAAAAGGAGTGGACCAGCTGCAGTTAATAATTGATGCGCTAAAGGATCCCGAACAGCGCACATCGCGCCGGTTGATCATTTCGGCCTGGAACCCTAGTCAACTGCATGAAATGGCGCTGCCGCCGTGCCACGTGCTCATGCAGTTCCATGTGACCAATGAAACCCGGTTGTCGTGCTCATTGTATCAGCGCAGCGGGGATGTTGGCCTGGGCGTGCCGTTCAACATTGCATCGTATAGCATGCTGACCCACCTTTTGGCGCATCACTGTGGCCTTGATGCGCACGAGTTTGTGTATCATTTAGGAAATGCGCACATTTATGACGATCACGTGGAGGCGCTGCAACAACAATTGCAAAGAGAGCCGCACGATTTCCCGCAAATCGCCATTCGGGCGCTGCATGAGAACATAGATGACTACGCAGTCAGCGAGTTTGAAGTGCAAGGATACCAGTGTCATGATGCCATTGCAATGACGATGCGACAGTGAGTTGGTTTGAAATAATAATGCGCAAAGAATATAAAATAATAGTATCATGTGCATTTATATTGCACACACCCCCCATTCAAATGAGTAGTTCCGCTTCCATTTCTGCTGCAAAGAAGCGTAGGGCGAACCAGGTTCAGCAACTGCCACTTCAACAACCACAATCACAACCAATGCAACGCCCAATTTCGGCGCCTGGACCCAACCCATCTTTAGCAAATTTGACTCCTGCTCAGCGCCAGCAGTTTTTGATGCAGCAACAGCAACGCATGCAACAGCAACCGCAACAGCAAATGCAACAGCAACAGCAACCGCAACCGCAACAGCAACCGCAACCGCAACAGCAAATGCAACAGCAACAGCAAATGCAACCGAAGCAAATGCAACAGCAACAACCACAGCCACAAACTCGGAATCCGCAAGCAAATCAACTGGCATGGCCCGCACCGCCCATTTATCTTATGAAACAAATGGACACTATTCTGTTTCAACAAAGTCAATCCATTGACGAAATCAAGAATCGGTTGAACTGTATTGAAGGTGTCGGATCCCATGGTGTCGGAGTTGACACAGTCATCACATTAGATGACATAGATAACATTAAGCCCGCACTCATGAATGACTCAGAATTTGTGAACGGAATTGTGGATAATATAATGACCAATTCAAATTTATCTGAAATCATTGAACAGGTTGACACCGTGCAAGCCGAAAACAGAGAACTGCGCGAACTTCTTTATGCCCAGCAAAAAACAATCAACGAAATGAATATTATGCTTTTAAAACTTTTATCTCAAACACTGCCGATTCAGGTGTTGGCAACTGCAACAAGTGTCATGATCCCAGGCCAAACCCAAGTCCAAGTCCAAGATCAAGCCCAAGTCCAAGATCAAGTCCAAGATCAAGCCCAAGTCCAAGTCCAAGATCAAGTCCAAGATCAAGCCCAAGTCCAAGTCCAAGATCAAGTCCAAGATCAAGTCCAAGTCCAAGATCAAGATCAAGTCCAATCACAAAATGTTGAGCTGGAAATTGAAGACAAATGAAAACAAACAACAAACAATGACGAACCTACGAACCTCGTAATATTTATATGAAATTATTGTAGCATATAAATAAGCATTTAAAAAATAGGTCATACAAATTATCAATTCTATACAAAACAATTAATTGCAACATAAACAAATAATCCATTCATGCAATCCATGTTTGCCGTGCTAATATTTTGCGTGGTATTGTTTCTTTATTTACACATTTACTTCCATATGAAAACTAGCAACGATTTGGAAGTGTATGAAATAGACCAACCGTCCAAGGACAAATTGGAAGAAGTGTGCGATCTGCGGCAGCCAGTGATGTTTGATTATGCCAACGACAGATTGATGGAATCGTGCACGCTGCAAGCGATGCGAAGCACCTACGGCGCATTTGATGTGCGTCTCCGAAACGTGAAAGACACTGCTGATGAAGCCGATGCGACCGACCTATACGTGCCTCTCACGCTGCATGCTGCAGGAGACGCATTTCGCGGCGACAAAGAATCGCGGTACATCACCGAAAACAACAACGACTTCTTGGAGGAAACTGGTCTCGTCAAAACGTTCAAATACAACGACGCATTTTTGCGTCCGCCCATGGTGTCCAAATGTGTGTACGACGTGATGTGTGCATCGCCTGGCACTCAAACTCCGTTGCGGTATGAATTGAATTACCGAAATTATTATTTGGTGACACATGGCAGCGTTAAGTTGCGACTCATTGCGCCGCATGCAATCAAGTACCTCTATCCAGTCGCCGACTATGACAATTTTGAGTTTCGGTCACCGGTGAATCCGTGGTCAGTGCAGCCCGAATACCGGGCCGATTTTGACAAACTTAAGACCATGGATGTGGAACTGCGCGCAGGACAAATCATTTACATTCCGGCATATTGGTGGTGCAGCATGCAGTTCCCGGCATCCTCATCCGCAGCATCCTCATCCACAATGTGTTGCTTTAAGTATCGCACTTACATGAACACGGTCAGCATATTGGACAAAATTTGCATGTGGATGTTGCAGCAACAAAATGTGAAACGCGATGCGATTGAAAAAAAAATAACGAACACCTTGCCGAGCATGAATGCAATGAGCAAAGGCGCAACAACAACAACGACGAGCGAAGGCGCAACAACAACAACGACGAGCGAAGGCGCAACAACCACCACAACAAGTGAAGGCGCAACAAGTCAAGGCGCAACAAGTCAAGGCGCAACAATAAGTGAAGGCGCAACAATTCAAGGCGCAACAATAAGTGAAGGCGCAACAAGTCAAGGCGCGTCATCATGATTTCTTGATCATTGCATTAATCGCAGTGATCTCGTGCAAAAACTGGGCGGCGGTAACGCGGTCTTCAACCGGGCACAGCGCACGTTGAAACAAACTCCTCATGGCAGCATGTTTGATGAATCCGAAATATGCGGAATTAATGTGTCCTTGTGAATTGAAGAAATCGTTGGGATAATCTTTCTGATATGATAGGCACTTGCGCAACGCCATCATTGTGAAAAACATCAGCGCAAACGACCACACGTCTTGTGGTTTTTGGTTTTTGGTCCAGCTGTAGGTGTCCATGTCAATGCTCAAGTCGTATCCATTACCAGTTTCAGGCGCGCAAAACGGCTTGGTCCCACCCGTTCCTTCGCTCTCATTGGGTGCACCCGACATGCCGTAATCAATTACATAAAGCACTGGATCAGGTGGCGCACCATGATCATCCTGATTGCAATCATCATCATCATTGCAATCATCGTAATCATTGCAATCATCGTCTGATTGATGCGGAAAATGAATCAGAGTGTTCCCGGGCTTGACATCGCCGTGCACTATGCCGCATGCGTGCAGATAAGTGAGCGCCTTGGCCATCTGCTCGCACATCTTCATCAGCAATTCATTGATGGGATAGTCCCTGCGAAACCATGTGTCCATCGTGTAAGAGTTGACCACCACGGGCTGAATGCTGTATGAAATATGATGGAACAGGGTGCGCACATCTTCTGGTATTTCATTGATGCCGCCGAGTTGCACGCACACCGGAACAACAATGTGATGCTCGGGGTCAATCCCAAACACGTGATTGCCGTGTTTCATGAGCTGTGACACCACCCAGTGCTCCGATGTGATTTGTGAATTGTCAAATGCGTGCTCCACCCTAACCATGAAATCATTGGTGTGAAACATGCCAATCATGGTTTTTAATCGGCGGTACATGCAAACCATCATCGGATGATCATTCGTGTTAATGTCGGACGTGTAAATTTTGAGATGCGGGCGTCGTCTTATTTTTTCAATGTATTTCACAATGTCTTCCTTGTGCAATGCATAAGTTCGTAGGCATCGTTTGTTGCAGTCAGAGAAAAAATACAGCTGCTGGATCATTGACATTAATGGCACAATGTCATTTGGAGCCGTTTTCCACCGGTTTATTACATCCATTTCACAAGGCTCGTATTTGAACACATGGTGTGCAATTGTCAATGGATTCGGGATTGGATGAATTGGTTCTGTCAGAACTGGTTCTTTTTGCGCTGGTACTGGTTCTGGTTCTGGTTCTGGTTGTTCTGGTTCCATTGGTGGGGTTGAATTGGGGGCAATGAGTGAAATGTCAATGGTGTGAATTGGTGGCGTGTTTGATGGGGGAGAATAAGTTGGATGATTTGTTTGCACCGTTTTCATTATTTTTGAAATTATTATTTGAACGTGCCTAAACATATGTTATGGTCTTGACAACTAGTCTATTGTTTGATGTGGGTTTATATTGTTTAATATAAAAATATAAACACAATGCATGATTGAACAAAGACATAAACCCCCGCAAACAAACATGAATGTGTCTGATGCATCATCCAAATTCAAATTCAGTGGAATCCTTGAACGGGCTCTTGATAATGAAAACAACGCAGTAATTTCCACATTAAACACTCGGAAAATAACTGCCGACAAGCTGCATCAACTGCAAGAGTTGGGACTTGACCCAACTGTGCTGCAGGATTTCATGACCAAGCTGAAAGACTACCGGCATGTGGATGATTTAAATGGCCTAACGCACGGAGCGTACATTCGTTGGATTAATTTAAAAAATCCAGAACAACTCACGCTTGCGCGCGGAGCCATTATATGCGACATCAAAATCGGTCAAAACGGAATTTTATTGTTGTGCAAAACCCATCCCAATCCTGCAATGTTTCATGTTAGTATGGACGAATCTCTCATTTTTCAACGGTTGAGCCAGCAAGAACGCGTCATTCTCACCGCGATGGATTATTTGGACAATGACGACTCAGACGATTCAACAGATGATGAATGATGGACAATTTAGACCATGGCGCTCCTGAAAATTTGGGCGATAACCCACCATGGGATGAGGCCCATAAACTACGTGCAAAAAATGGTGGCACTCGCCGCAAACGAAATAGAAACAATGCAAGCAAACGTTTGCGTAAACGCAAACATCATGGAAAAACTTTGAGGAGGAAATGAACACCAAACCATGTTTTAAATCCAGTTCCACACCAGGTCGGTGCACATGTAGATCCGCCGCCGATTGCGAGCGCGCATGCCTGCAAAGAACGGCACGTGTTCGCACACCACCGGGAAATTATAGCCAGAGTTGTGGAAGTAGAAGATGCCCTTGTCTTTCTCATTGTTTTTGTCTTTGTCATTTGGAAACAGGTAGATGCCGGCCGATGCGCCGTTTAAATGCGTGTTTGCATTTTTTGCGAGGGGCGGAATGCAGTTCATCGCTTGGTACTCTGCGTTCATCTCGGGTGTGGGCACCGCCGAATAACGAAGTGGGTTCAAAGGTTGGTCAATGGATTTACCAAGGGGGTCGTAGGGGGGGCGCATGCCCCCCATAATGGCCTCCCACCGAAAGATGCACAGGCCGTTGAACCCCGACGCGACGGGAATGTAGGGCAGCAGCGCCGGATTGTGTTTCATTTGGCGCATGAATAGCAGCGTCTTATTGTGCATGGCGGTTTGCACGTAGAACTGGTGGTGTCCCGACCAAAACGCCTCGCGCATGATTTCGGGGCCGAACGGAAACTGCGCATCACGATACGCGTACGTGTCGTACATGTAGCCCATGGGGTTCAGGCCGTTGCATATGAGCGCGTCAAATCCGTCGGGGTCGCGCGCAATGCAATTCAGAACGGCGTTAACCGGGAACGGAACGGGGTTGTCCATGTCAATCATTACGACATACCGGGCTGGGGAACCTTGGTTCCCCGAGGAGGGGTGCGGGGCGCAATGCTTGGCACCTTGGTTCCCCGAGGAGGGGTGCAGGGCGCAATGCTTGGCACCTTGGTTCCCCGAGGAGGGGTGCGGGGCGCAATGCTTGGCACCTTGGTTCCCCGATAGCATGGCCAGCAGTTTGTTTCTAGCGAATGCAATTTGCTCCATGCGACAAGGGCGATTGTCGTACGTGCGGGCCACGCACCGGCTCAGCTCCTCCTCCTGCGTAAATTTGTCGCACTGCACCCGCACTTGGTCCGGTGCCTCGGATGCCCACTTCATCAATTCCCGGTCTGTGCCATCGTCCGAATTGTTTTCGTAAAATACGGCCCAGCACGGCACCCCCGCCTTGCTCGCCAGATCTTCAAACGCCGCGCGAATCACGGGCAGCGTGTTGACCGCGTTCTTGCACACCCCGCACAAAACAATGCCGTTGCTCTTGTCTGCGTCCTGCATGCCGTATTTGGTATTCCGTATTTAAATTCAATTCAAGCGCATGTCTTTAATTGAATTTAATTGCAAAAATGCATATAAAAATATGCAACAATTCTCTCTAATTAAGAGACAACCCAATTACAAACAGCACAATCAATGCAATCAATGCAACCCTCTAATGCGGTAGACAGCGTGCAAAACAAGGAACTGCTGTGGGCCACGCTGCAGGAATCGGGCGCTTTTGCGGGGCTAACCCGGGACCAGTTTCAGCCGGTGCAGTCGGCGTTTGATCGGTCCGTGCAGCAAGCCTCCCGGTCCTCTATGTCGTTGGGCGACGCGAATAAACACATCATCCGCGACTTTGTGCAGGTGCTGCGTTCATTGCAAGCGAATCAGAACCAGAATCAGAACCAGAACCAGAATCAGAACCAGAACCAGAATCAGAATCAGAACCAGAACCAGAACCAGAACCAGAACCAGAACCAGAACCAGAACCAGAACCAGAACCCAAATCCCAAGAAAAAGAAAATAGAGTTGGTCTATCGCGCGGAGGATCTGCAAACCGAACGCGTGAGCGAATTTGATCGCCAGTTGCGAGAGAAACAGGCGGAAATGGACTCGTTCTTGACGCTGAAAAAACCGACTGATGTGAGCTTTAAGGATGCAAAAATCGCGGATGATAAGCCGATTGGCGACGAAATGTCGCGGCTCATTGCCCAAGAGCTGGCGGCACGGGAGCGGGAGCTGGTGCAGCTAAAACCCGAGGATATTAAAAAGGCTCAGCAGTGGATTGGCACTGACAACAACAACAACAACAGCAACAACAACAACAACAACAACAATGCAATCAAACCTGTATTGCCTCCAGCATCAAATTTTGCAAAAAAAACGGTGTCGTTTTCAAACATGACAAATGTAGTGGAAGAAGAACACGAGGTTGAACAATTTGAACCCGAATACACAACGAATGAATTGAATGACTTTAGCAATAAGAATGGTGAACACTTTGAAGAAACGGATTTCATTTTTTCAAAATTCAAGAAGATTAGTGAGCCTTTGACTGACATAGGCTTACCAGAACCAAAGGCAAATGCACCCCCCATTACGCTGCAGCAACTTTATAATAAGCTGCTTGAACTGGAACAGAGCATGAATGCCAAACATGATGAAATAATTGAATGTTTGTATGGGCTTAATATCAAGGGAGGGGTCGTAGGGGAACCGTAGGTTACCCTAGTCCATGATCTTGTATTTACCGGGTGCAAGTTCCACGAATTTCCCGACCAGCACTCGGTTTCCGATTTTCAAGTTTTCGTAATCATATACGTCATTGGTTTCTATGTCAATGCCGTACTTCACGCCGTCCTGCGTTATTTTTTTGATTTGCAGTTTGCGCATTTCCTTGTTCAGAGGCGCTTCGGTTGCTGCGTCTTTGGCCTTGGTTGCATTAGTTGCCTTGGTTGCTTTAGCAGCAGCCTTGCTTTGTCCTTCGGGTGCAATCACTTCGTCCTGGATGTTGGGCGTGTACGCGAACTTGTTCTCCGGGTTGTCAAACGTGAAGCACTTCAGCGTCTCCTTGCTGCCCGACTTGGCGTGAATGGCGCAGTCAATCGCCGTCTCTTTCACGCACCGCAGAATGTTGCTATTAATTTCCTCCTTCGTTTTCGCGATTTCGTACAGCGACTGATCCGTGGTGATGGGCTCCCCCGTCTTGGCGCTGGTGTCCGATTCGCGCAGTTCGCGCGACACCCGGATGTATTTCAGCGCGGCATTGGACACATCCACTACCGTCTTCGGGTCCGACGACGCCAGCAGCGCCTCCTCCTTGTCGGCTGCCGCCTTCTCGTCCTTGGACAGCGGCTTCAGCTGCGCTTCAGAGTACACCGTCAAATACAGGAACACGTTGACCGTGCGCAGCTCGGCCGGCAGGTCCTGGTGGCTGCAAATGCGGCGGGCGCGCCCAACCACCTGCTCAGTGCGCACCGGGTGCCAGTACGGCTCCACGATGTGCACGTACCGCACGTTGCGCAGATTGATGCCCTCCGCCCCCGACGCCGAAATCATGAGCGTGTTGATGACCTCGCCGTAGAAGTTGTTGCCCGACACGCGCATCAGGTCGTCCCGAATGCTGGACGGCACCTGGTCCCACTCGCTGTTGAAAATGCAGCGGATAATCTCCTTCTCTTCGGCATCTTCCTTGCCGGTGTACAGCGCAAACCGGCGCTTGCCCGCGTCTTCAAGGCGGTCATCCAGGACCCACTGTTTCGTCGACGGATTGTGCTTGATGCGGAACTGCGCGTAGTCGTTGGCCTCCATCGCCATTTTTATTAAACCGATGCCCTCCAGCGTGCGGAACTGGCTGTACACCAGATTGAGCCCCACGTGCTTCGGGGCCTGCAGGTTCTGCAGCAGTTTCAGGAACTTCGGGCTGTAAATGGCCAGCGAGCGCGGGTTAAAATACTCCTTTTCGTTGCGCTTCATGAGGTCCAGCACCTCCTGGATGCGATTCTCATATTGTTTATATGCCGCGGTGGTGGTTTTTTTCTGCACCTCGGCGGCCTCGTCCACGCCGAGCGCGCCCTCCGGATTTTTTGCAATCGCGCGCGCATGGTCGGCGTCAATGATGTCTTCGTCCAGGTCTTCTACATCCGTTGCTGCGCTTGCGCCTTCCGCTTCTGTCGTTCCTTTGCCAAACGGTTTCGGGCGCCCGATCTCCCTCGGAAACACGAAGTTGCACGCCGCCCGCGAGAAGATGCGGTACGAGCTGGACGGCTCGGCATACAACTCTTTCATGTTCAGCGGCTTCTTTGCTGCACCAGTGGCTCCTTGTTTGCGCCCCGGCGCCGCCAGCGTCTTCCGCTTCTTCGCCTCGCGGTCCTTGTTGATTTCCGCCAATCGTTCCTGCTGATACACGCTCAGCTGGTAATTGCTCATCGGCACCCGCACCACCTCAAAATCGTTGTCCACGTCGTACCGGGGCAGCAGCTGCTCTTGCGCGCTGCGGTAATACGACGTCAGGCCCAGAATGCGCCGCTGGAACACGTCCATGTTTTTCAGCTCGGCCGTTTCGGCGTCAATGAAGTACTTTTCAAACCCGTCAAACGTGTCGGGCAGCGCCTTGTGCGCCACGGGACTCGCCGCTGATTTGGTGGCCTTAATTCCGTCGCTTGCAAGCACGGCGGTCACCATCTTGACAAAGTCGTCGTCGGTCATGATGCCGTGCTCGTCCACGTCAAATGCAACGCCTTCATACAGCTTGTCCAGCTGCGCTTTAACGCCGGCCTTGGAAAGCACCTTGTGCACATTGACGAACCCGAAGGGGTTGCGCGTCACGGTCAGCACGCGGTCCGCCGCGCCGTATTTCATGTAGTCCATGATGTCCACGGATTGGAACAGCTGCTGCAGCCGCGTCTCGGTCACGCCCTGAGCCGATGACGCCAGCTGGAACGTCCACGTCTTGATGTAGCCGCGCAGGATGTTGAACAGCACGCCGATCTCGTTGGGGTAGTTGATGATGGGCGTGCCGGACAGCAGCACGACCTTCACGTTGACCGCGTCCAGCAGGAACCGGTACAAGTTGAGCGCAATGGGCACGTCCTCGGGTTTTATCACGGGTTGTACCTTGGTGCCTTTTTTTGCGGCGCTGTCATCCGGCAGCTTCTTCAGGTGGTTCACAATGCGGCTCACGAAGTTGTGCGCCTCGTCAATGATGACCACCGAGTTGTCAAACGGGTTCACGGTGTATCCGAGCGACAGCTCGTTGATGCGGTTCTCGCGCACGCCGTTGTAACTGATGAACGTGTATTTTTGTTGAATCATCTCGTTCAGCTGCGCGTCCACTTCGGCCTGCTCCTTCGGGCTGAGTTCGCCGTAGTTGCTCGGTTTTTCGGGGTCCACCAGCCATGCGCCGCCGTGCTTCTTAATGTAGTCGGCGGGAATGGCCAGCGTTTCGGCGAGGGATGGGACCAGCTCCGGCTTCTCCACGGCATCCACGAACTGCCAGTGGCGAGGGCGCTTGTACACGTCGTCGCCGCACTTCTTGAGCTCTTGCATGTAGTTGGTGCGCAAGAACGCCGGCGTCATCACAAACACGGGTTTGCTGGACTTCAAGCCTTCGGCAATGGCAATGGACGAGCACGTTTTGCCGCTGCCGAGACCGTGATACAGGAGCAGGCCGCGATAGGGCGAATACATGTTCAGGTAATCCTTGACGATTTTTTGGTGCGTTAGGAGGCCGAACTCCTCGGCGCTGCGGCGGTCCTCGCAGCTCACGACGCGTGACTCATCCATGATTTCGGCGCGGTAATTCTTCTGGAACAGCTTGTTGATGAACTCCACGAATTTCTCTCGGTTGTTCAGGTAGTATTCCGATGCAACGAGGGGTTCAATGGGTTTAGATGGTTTTTTGGCGGCGGGTTTAGGTGCCTTTTCTGTTTCGGGCTCCAATTCCTTCGCTTCTTTGTCCCCCTTCTCTTCTTTGTCCCCCTTCTTCCTGGTGCCGCGTTTTTTCTTTAATGGTTCCAAGCTTGCCACTTCAACCACGTCATTTGGTACTTCTTCTTCTGCTACTTCTTGTATAACCACCTTGTCTAGAGCTGGTGCCGCTGAAACGGGTATGAGCTTTATTTTTTGCAGTTTGCGGCCCTTCAGTTTAGGAACCGGGGCTTCTTCTATGATGCTGACCAACTTTGCAGCGGTTAAAGTTAACGGGTTCGGCGCGGCCTCGGTGATAATTCCGCGACCCGCCTTGATCCGGGCGAATATGTCTTCGCGATTGACCAGCTTTAGGCTGGCTTTGTCCACGATTTGAACTTGAACCGCCGTGGGGTGTTTAACAACGCGTTCTCCTTCTTCTTCTTCTTCTTCTTCTTCGTCTGATGCATGTTTTGCCCTTTCTTTTTCCTTTTCTTTTTCTTTTTCCTTTTCTTTTTCTATACCCTTGGGTTTGGGTTTAGCGGAATTTGCAACGAAAAATGCAACCGAGAATTCCGTCTTCTTTTCGGCCACTGGCTTTTTTCGCAGTGCGTCTAAAATGGCAACTGCTGCCGACATTGATTTGCTTATTTGTGTGTTAATTGATGATATTGATTTTAATTTAATTTATCTCTCTTATTATATTATACATATCATTTAATTTCACAACATTTATTTGTGTTTAACAATGCCAAAACGATGTAGATCCCCACCACCAGAAAGAGAAGAAATACCTGTGACACCAAATGATTATAAAGAATTATTAAGACATTTGAACACCCAAGGACACATTGTTGCGCTGAACCTGCATGTGCACAAACGCCCTAAAAAAACATGGGGACAATACGTACTTGGAAGACCCCCGGTTGTGCATGATAATGTTTTATATAAAGAAGATATTCCGGTATTGATAGATGAGTTGCAATATGCGATTGAAAACGGAACCATGATTTCGGATAGTTCAAGTGAAAAATTAAAATCAATTAATACAATGTTACATGAAGCGTCACGTGTTTCAACTTCATACAAAACGGCACGAGATACTGCTGAATCATTTAAGAAGAGACAAGAAATGGAGCGGTGGGATTCTCTCACACCTGCACAACGAGATAAGGAATTTAACCAACGAGAGCAAGCGAAACTTGAATGGGAGGCAGAAACAGCTAGAATCAGTGCAGCAATTCGTACAGAGGCAGAGATGGACGATGCAGCTCGTCGTTGCCCGGAACACCCTCAATATCATCCAAGTCAATGCAAGTGGTGGTCACACAGTGTGGCTAATTACCTCATAAATAACCCTGGTAAAAGCGGTGGCAAATCCAAATCCAGATCCAACAAATCCAAATCCAGATCCAATAAGGGTAAAAAGACGCATCGTTCCACTCGTTCCCGTTCCACTTGCCGTCGTTCCACTCGTTCCCGTTCCCGTTCCACTTGCCGTCGTTCCACTTGTCGTCGTTAAATAAAAACATAAAAAATAATATAAAAAATAAAAAATAACATTCAATCAAATACTAAGCATTTGCAGTTAGTATTTGATTTTTAGCAACATAAAGCAAAATGGATCGGGAACTCGCCAACATTATTGTTTCTTTATTTATTCATCAATTATTTGACATTGAATTCAATTTGATTTATCCTTTATTGTTGTATTAACACTTTCCAAGTTTCCAAGTTTCCAAGTTTCCAAGTTTCCAAGTTTCCGTTTCCAATTTAACAATTCAAGGCATGAACTGAATGGCGCTGTCGCACGCCAGCTGTTCCGCCTTCTTCTTAATTTTGTGCGAGGCCTGTGCCAGGAACACCAGAATGCGCCCGCCGGCCGCTTCGCACGCGGCATGCACCGCCTCAAACGTCTTCAGCTCCGCGAAACTGACAGCAGCGGCAGGCGACGTCTCGTATATTTGTTGCCCCAGGCACAAATACACGCCCATGGTGTACCCCACCTCCATGTCGCGCCCCAGCTCAATGTAGTCCGGCGTGGTTTTGAACTCCTTCTGAATCTTCACCTGCAGGATGTTCTTGTAGTTGTCGTCGTTGCGAATGAGCGCAATCCAGTCAATGTGCTTCTCAAACACGTTTTCAATGAAGATCTGCGCCATCTGGAACCCGGGCCCCGTGGCAAAGATGTGCTCAAACCAGTGCTCCTCGTCCCGGATTGCGATCTTGTTGTAGTCCAGGAACAGCGCGCCCACGAAGGCCTCAAACAGGCAGCCCAGCTTCTTCAGGTTCGTGCGCAGCTTCTTCTCCTCCGAGTGCCGCGAAATGATGAACCACCGGTGCAGCCCCATCTCGTACGCCATGCGCCCGATGGTCTCGTTCTTCACGATGGCGATTTTTTTCTCCGTCATGAAGCCCTCGTTCTCTTTGGGGAAGCGGCGATACAGGCAGTACTTGGTCACGCACTCCAGTACGCCGTCACCGAGGAACTCTAGGCGCTCGTTGGACTTGGTGCGCAGCGGCATGCAGTCCGCCGGTCGGTCCACCACGCTGATGTTTTCCGCCGCATTCTCAAACTCGGGGCGCCGAGTGTATGACTGGTGCACGAACGCGCGCTTGTACAAATCAATGTTGTGCACCTTGGGGTCGGGCACGCCGTACGCGGTGAGAATAGATTGAATTTCACTCAATGTAATCTCGCAGTTTTCGGGATTGTAGGGATTGAATATTAAGCCGCCGTCCTCGGACGGCATGAATTCCTCGGCGTGCAACAATTTGGACGTGAGGCGTTGCGGAGACCGGTCCTTCAGTTCTTGATTGGATTGTTTGTCTGACGATGATTGCATGGCTTGGAATGTAATGTAATTTAATACATGGCAGTCGCTTTAAGCCCGTTTAAAAATGTCTAAAACTAGCATTTCATGAATCCAAACTAAAATAAAATATTTAGACATAGTATAACTATCCATAAATTAAACAAAATGACTGTCGGCTACATGTCTGGTTCCAAACGTGCCAAGAGCATTCCATCCATCACTAACAACACGTGCATCCTGGGTGGCCCTAAGAAGGCAGGTCTCATCAACATGCAGGGACGCAATCCCAATCTTAGGAACGTGATCAGGAACAATGCGGCTTATTGCGGCTGCGGCATCCCTCTTGGTTGCATCCCTGGCCTTGCTTATTTGAAGGCCAATAAACTCATGACCTTGAATCCTCAAGGCAGCGGTGGTATCCCCACTCGCATGTACCATCCTGGAAGATTTTAAACAATTCATTGAGTTTGGTTATTTTTGCATTCAGTTGTTGCATTATGTTATTTCATAATCACTTAAATGGTAATTATGAAACTATGGTATTAAACACATTGTGACATTTTTAATTCCATGTTGATCCGGGTGGACATGCGCGAAGATGCGCTGCATGGCATGTTTGATATGAATTTGAACCAGGTTCCGCATGACAATAAGCCAACTCATGTGCTGCGTTGCGAGTCGCTTTCCGTGGGCGACGTCATTCTATCTTCTGCGGACGGCCAAACGGACTACATCGTGTTTGAGCGCAAGAGCCTCCAGGATTTAGCAGCCTCCATTCGTGATGGCCGATACAAGGAGCAGTCGCTTCGTCTGCAAGCCTTTCCAAAAGTGCATAGCCACAACGTGGTTTACATCGTGGAAGGCGACTTTGCGCGATACAATGAACGCTTTAGCAAAATCGGCAAGGTGGCGCTGCAATCGGCCATGTGTTCGCTGAATTATTACAAAGGGTTCAGCGTGGTCCGAACCATGTCCATCATTGAAACGTATGAAATCATTCACAGTTATGCCAACAAGCTGGCAGCGTCGCCGGCGCCTTATGATGTTGGGGGACCGGCACAGAGTGAAGAAGGGGGCGTGGGGGGCGCTTGTTGTCCCCCACCTTATTGCAGCGTGCTCAAGGTGAAACAGATCAAGTGCGAGAACATAACGCCGCAAAACATTGGAGAGATCATGCTGTGCAATATTCCAGGCATAAGCAACAAGACGGCATCGGCCGTTATGAAAAAATACACCACGCTGCGCGCATTGATGGACGCGCTTAAAGGAAGTGGTGACTGTTTGGACGACATTCGGCTGGAAACGCAGCGCAGGTTAAGCAAACAATGCATTCAAAACATTTATAATTTTTTAATGGCGTAATGTATAGCACAAACGCATTCACAAAAACACAATCACATACACAATAAGGTCATGGACATCGGCACTATAATCAAATGCGTTCTAATTGCAGCGCTCATATTTGCTGGATATTACGTGGTTTCCCGAACCGCTACAATTAAACGTCGCGAAGGGTTTTCATTGTCTGATTCCAATTCATCTGATTCTTCATCAACTGCACCTTCTTCGGCGGATGTGCCAAACGTGATTGCAGAAAAATCCACGGATATCATTAGCAAAGGCGCATCAAACATGATTGGATTATTGCAGATTAGCAATAATCGCAAATCATATGAAAATCTGATTATAAACATGGATCCATGGACGCAGGCCAAAGTGGTGGCATCCCTCAATGCACTGGCTGCGCAAATGGTATCCGATTCCAGCACCCAGGCATCCATGATGTCGCCACCCAGCGAAAAAACAATTGCGCTCATGAATTCAATCAACACTATGACCAATTTTCAGACCACAGTTCTTCCAATCATCATGAAATACGTGAACAATTCTTAGAGAAACACTGTTACACTTGAATTAAGGAACCCGGATACTCACTTCATTTCCGGCATATTTACCAGCATTAATGAGCGACTTGGTGTAAGAGTCACCACCCCAGTTCGTGTGCATGGGGTTCGGGCTCACGCCCTTTGTGTTCTTAAGATTGTATTGGGCCGACCCCACATTCGGATCCATCGGGTCAAATGCGGGATACGCATTGGCATCCATTGGTGGATTGTCGGTATCTTCAATGTGATTTGAATTTTTATTTATATATTCATTCTCATCCATCACCATGCCGAAAGAAGCCACGGGTGGCAGACCGCCCTGCAAGTCCATGGGGCTGGGTCTGATTTTGTAGATGGGTTTGCCCTGCGCATCAAACGAGTTTTGCAAGAACAACACGGGGCAACGAATGCCTTGACTGCGCTGCCATTCCATGAATTCTACGTACTCTTCTAAATTGTTGAACTTAAGAGGATTGACGCCGGGCACTTTGGCGAGTCGGCTGTTATGCAAATAGAGCTCGCTGCCCTTTTGAATCAGGATGTTGGGGCACCGATCCTGGTTGGGTTTGTCGTCACTGCGGCCTTCAAATGCCTCTTTCACGTTATTAGACGTATGTGTCATGGTGAAAAGCAGTCCAATAATGAACATGGCTAAAATTGCCCAAGTGGTCAATTGCATTTGCATTTGCATTGAATGAATGATGGAATGATTGATATTATATGCACACACAATTTAATTTACACAATTCAAATTAAATTATAAACAATGTATATTACACACACACATAATACATCAATGTCAATGACAACATTGAATCATTTCAATAAAAGGAGGCACAAACTGAGCCGAAACAAGACTTATCGGAAAAATAAACATGGTGGAAAGCCTTACTATGACTTTCACCCCGGTCAAAATTACAATTTTGACAAAAAAAGCAATAATTTAGACAGGTTGAATGATTTTATGAAACATAAAGGAAAAACTCCGTGGGTTATTCGGCATTATCGCAAGACATGCCCGCATTGCAAGGACTTTGAAGAACTGTGGAGGGTCATTGAACGAAGAATGAAAGGGCATCCATTGTATGGCGTTGCGAATTTAGATGATTATGCAACCGACTACGTTGCCAACAATTATCCGGATTATCCTCGGGTAAATGGTGTTCCCACGGTTGTGGTGGTTGACATCAATGGAGTTCCAATTGAGCACACTGGCCCAAACACATTGGAAGCCATTGAAAAATTTTTGAATGAGCATGGTTTAAAAATCAAAATAGTTCCAATTGAAGAGGAAAATGAATCAACTGAAATGGATGATTACGATGCTGCTGGACCTGGCGCTGCTGGACTTGGCGCTGGTCTTGGCGCTGCTGGACTTGGCGCTGCTGGACTTAGTGCTGGTTTTGATTCTGCATCTGGACTTGAGCCCACGAGTCGTCTTGGTGCTGGACTTGAGTCCACGAGTGGTGTTGATTCTGAAGCACCAAAATCCATTTTATCCAATGTGAAAGAAACCGTTTCCAACATAGATGAAAAAATAAAGAGTGGATTGGGCAAAGTTTCAGAAACATTCACCAAATCCATTGATTTTAATAATTTATTTGCATCTTCGGTTGACACCACTCCTGCTCCCGCTCCTGCTGCCACCAATGATGCCACTGCTGTCACTGATGCCGCCACTACTGCTGCCAACGCATTTCCTGCTCCTCCTGCTGATGTTAATGCTCTTGCTCTTGCTCCTCCTCCTCCTCCTCCTCCTGCTCCCATTGCAGAAAATGCGCTTGCAAAGAACAACAACAATGCCGTGCCACAGATGCCTTCCGGTGGAAAAAGAGGCAAAAAAACTCGTCGCAAATCAAAACAAGCAAAACGTCGCACCAAACGACGCACCAAACGACACGCAAAACGATCCGTTTGAATCATGTAATTGCATTGATTATAATATGATATTTTCATCATGTTATAATTTCATCACATTATGAAATTGTGTCAGTGAATATTGAAAACATGAAATCTCTCAAAAATTGAATTCCAGAATGAAACCAATTAAACATTGCAATACGTCATTAAAAAGACAGCAAAACATGGCTTCCAGTGCAGCAAGTGAAATTGGATCGTTCCGTTTATTTGATTTTCAGGTGAGAGATGAGGTGACTGGATCTGGTTCCGGTGGGTCTTCAGGATCAAGTGGATCCTCCTGTAAAAAATTCAGTAAAGACAAAAAATGTTTCGTCATTCAAATGTTCGGAATCAACGAGCAGGGCGAAACCTGCTGCATCATTGTTCGCAATCACGAACCATTCTTTTACGCAAAGGTTCCCGAAACATGGGGATTTGAAGCCAAGGCGCGCTTCATTGCCGAGCTGAAAAAGTCAATCGGAAAATTCAGCGAGGATTCCATATTGGCTGACGAGTGCAAACTCATTCGCCGCAAGGCGCTCTACGGGTTTGACGGTGGCAAAGACCACAAGTTCCTCATGCTGAAATTCAAAAACATGGCCACCATGAACCGTGTGAAAGCGTTGTGGTATGAATGGGTTAGTAAGAAAGTGGAAGGTTCAGAGGTGGAAGAACGAACACTTGGTAAATTGCATCCGCACGGCTACAAAGGCACCCAGATTTACGAGGCCAACATCCCGCCCCTGCTGCGCTACTTCCACATCAAAGACATCAGTCCGTCGGGCTGGGTCAAAATCAAAGGCGAACCCATTGACTCAAACAAGCAGACCACATGCCAGCACGAATATCACGTTGGTCACAAGGATGTTGTTCCACAACCCGAAAAGGAAACCCTCGTTCCTTACAAAATCATGAGTTTTGACATTGAGGCCAGCAGCAGCCACGGCGATTTCCCCGTCCCCATCAAAACCTACAAAAAGCTCGCCGCCAACATCGTAGACGTGTGCTTGAAAGATCCCGCTGCGGCAACCAAATCGGAAGTGCAGCGCATGATTCGCACTGCATTTCATGACCGGAAAAGCGAACCATTGTTCACTCTGCACGAAGATATTGAACGGATTTACATCAAAACCATTCCAACAAATGAGCAACTGGATGGCATGTTTGAGCGCATGTGGTCCACGCCCATGCACACGCTGGTGCAAGAAGCCGACCCGGAAGCATTGGTTGTGAACACGATTGAGCGCATGTTTGAAAAACAACGGGCGGAAGCGGATGCAGAGTTTGCCGACAATGATGACAACGACGAAGATGATGCAGCAGCCGACGACACCCAAAGCGTGTTCACCACAGCAACGGCATGGACAAAACCAAAACCAAATCCGAATGCAAATCCAAGCGGTCCATTCACAAGTGATAAATCCATCGCAGACATGCTGCATTCTTCCGGGTTAGACCGCGAAACCAAAATCAACCACATGAACGACGCGCTGTTGGCAGTGTTTCCGGCCGTGGAGGGTGACAAGGTCACATTCATCGGTTCCACCTTCCTGCGATACGGCGAAGACCGCCCCTATTTGAACCACTGCCTTGCGCTGGGCACATGCGATCCCGTGCCAGGCGCCGACATCGTGAGCTGCAAGACCGAGCGCGCGCTGCTGCAAGCCTGGACCGCCCTTGTCCAGCGCGAAGACCCCGACATCATCATCGGCTACAACATCTTCGGATTTGACTACCAGTTCATGTTTCATCGTGCGCTGGAAAACCACGTGGAAGACGATTTCCTGAAACTGTCTCGCAATGCCGACGAGTTTTGCGGCAAGCGCGATTTCAAAACGGGGCGCGTGGACATTGAACAAACCAGCATCGCCCTCGCCAGCGGCCAGTACGACCTGCACTACATTGCCATGCCCGGCCGCCTGCAAATTGACATGTACAACTACTTCCGCCGCGACTACAACCTCACATCCTACAAGCTGGACTACGTCGGCTCCTACTTCATAGGCGACGACATCATTAAGGTGGAGCATCGCATGGAAGCGGATGCATCCCCCGCGGATGGAAAAGTCACGCGCATTTTCAGCAAGAACCTCACCGGCCTGGAGGTCGGCAACTACATTGCGCTGGAGGAGACGGGGCATTCCACCGACCCCTACAAGGATGGCCAAAAATTCCAGGTCGTCATGGTTGATCGTGCCGCCGGACATTTTGAAATCGTCGGTCATGAGACACCCGACATGAAGAAGCATGTGCGATGGGGCGTGTCCAAGGACGACGTCACACCACAGGACATTTTCCGCATGACGAACGAGGGCCCGGGACCGCGCGCCGTCATTGCCAAGTACTGCATTCAGGACTGCAACCTCGTGCACCATCTCATGAACAAGGTGGATGTCATCACCGGCTACAACGAGATGGCGAAAATTTGCAGCGTGCCCATCAGCTTCCTGGTCATTCGCGGCCAGGGCATCAAGCTGACGAGCTATATGGCGAAAAAATGCCGCGAGAAGAACACGCTCATGCCCGTGATTGACAAGGGCCCATCCGGCGAGGGCTACGAGGGCGCCATCGTGCTGCCCCCGAAGCGCGGCCTCTACTTGGACAACCCCGTGGCCTGCAACGATTACTCGTCGCTGTATCCGTCCTCCATGATCAGCGAAAATTTGTCACACGACAGTAAAGTGTGGACCAAGGAGTACGACCTGGACGGCAACTTGGTGCGCGAGACGGGCGAAAAGGACCCGAAAACAGGGCAGCACATGTACGACAACTTGCCCGGGTATGGGTACGTGGACGTGGAATATGACACGTATCGTTGGAAACCGAACCCGCGCGGTAAGATGGAGAAGCACCTGAGCGGGAAAAAGGTGTGCCGGTTTGCGCAGTTCAAGCACGGGTCCAAGGCCATTCTGCCGTCCATTCTGGAGGAGCTGCTGGCCGCGCGCAAGGCCACGCGCAAGCTGGCAGAGCAGCAATCCGACCCCTTCATGGCCAACGTGCTGGACAAGCGGCAGCTGGCATACAAGGTGACCGCAAACTCGCTCTACGGTCAGTGCGGCGCCAAGACCAGCTCGTTCTACGAAGTGGACGTGGCGGCTTCCACCACGGCAACCGGGCGCAAGCTGCTCACGTATGCCAAGCGCATGGTGGAGGAGGTGTACGGGGACGCCGAATGCCAAACGAGCAAATACGGCATTGTGCACACGCGGGCCGAATACGTGTACGGCGACACGGATAGTGTATTCTACACGTTCAACCTAGAGACGCTTGAGGGCGTTCCCATCCGCGGAAAACCGGCTTTAGAAATCACCATTGAGCTCGCACGCCAGGTGGGCGACATGGCCTCCGCGTTCCTGAAGGCACCGCACGGATGGGTGTATGAAAAAACGCTCATGCCGTTCGGCCTGCTGCAGAAGAAACGCTACTTCGGCATTCTGTACGAGACGGATCCAAATAAGGGCAAGCCGAAGAGCATGGGTATCGTGCTGCGCCGGCGCGACAATGCGCCCATCGTCAAAGACGTGTATGGTGGCCTGATTGACATCCTCACGAAGAAGCAGGATTTGGAGGCGGCGGTACAGTTCGTGCGTGAGTCGCTACAAACATTAGTGGACGAGCGCGTGCCAATGGACAAGCTCATTATCACAAAGTCGTTGCGTTCCACTTATAAAAATCCGCAGCAAATTGCGCACAAGGTGCTGGCGGACCGCATGGGCAAACGCGACCCGGGCAACAAGCCGAGCTCGGGGGACCGCATCCCGTTCGTCTACATTCACAATGCGGACAAGAAGGCGCTGCAGGGCGAGCGCATAGAGACTCCGGACTACATTCGGGCCAACCGCATTAAACCGAACTACTCCTTTTACATCACGAACCAGATCATGAAGCCGGTGGCGCAGCTGTTCGGACTGGTGCTGGAACAAATGACGGCATTTCGGCGCAAGAAGGCACGCTTCTTACAGGAGCTGAGCGATGTGAGGAGCAACTGGGCGGAGAGCGATGACAAACTGCAGAAGAAACTGGACGATCTGCGGTATAAAGAAGTGAAGGAGCTCATATTTGATGACTACTTGCGCCAGGCGGACAACTTGGCGAAATCAAATAAGAGCATTACGGAATTCTTTAAGGGCAAAAATGCATGAATCAATTCCAATTAACTCATAATAAAAATTGTGATCATAAAAATATTTTTTATGATGACCACGCAAAACAATAAAACAAACCAATTGGGGCAAATTTCAATCAACCTCATCAGGCCCTGTGTTGGACGAAGGGTCTCTTCTTGTTGGTCCGCTTCTTGTTGGTCCACTTCCCGTTGTTCCACTTCCCGTTGTTCCACTTCCCGTTGTTCCACTTCCCGTTGGTCCGCTTCCCGTTGTTCCACTTCCCGTTGTTCCACTTCCCGTTGTTCCACTTCCCGTTGTTCCACTTCCCGTTGTTCCACTTCCCGTTCTATTCATCAAATCAAATGAAAACACAATGGAATCATCATTCACTGAATCCAATTCAAATCCTGGAATGTTTTGGCTATTTTGCAACAATTCATTGTAAAATGCATTGATATTGATTTCAGATTCAAGTGGAATGTCAATGCGACGAACAGTTGATCCACGTGTGGAAGCAGTGGAAGCAGTCGGAACAGCAGTGAGTAAATTGTGTCTGCAGGTCGGACATGTATTGTTCATTCGCAGCCAATGTGCCAAACTTTCCGAATTAAACACATGCCCGCAATGACGAATGCGCGCAACAAGTTGCGTCGGTTCAAACACGTCGTGTGTGATTGAACACACATTGTTGATGGGATTGATAATGTTTTCAAATCTAACCAAACTGACTCTCTCATCCAATTCGGATTGCGTGAGTCTTCGTTCTTCAGGCCGCAATATTCCCATAAAGGCATTTACAATCTCATTTTCCAGAGTGGCGATGGTTCTTAATGGGGTGGTATTCACGTGTCGGCGTGGCTGTTGTGGCTGTTGTGGCTGTTGTTGTGGTTGTGTTGACTGTTGTGGCTGTTGTTGTGGTGGCTGTTGTGGTTGTGTTGACTGTTGTGGTTGTGTTGACTGTTGTGGCTGTGGCTGTTGTGGCTGTTGTGGCTGTGAGTGTGGTGGCTGTTGTGGCTGTGAGTGTGGTGGCTGTTGTGTCGGTTGTGGGTGTGGAATCAACAACCATGGATACGGGTTTGAATTGATTGAATTCCGAGTTCCATGGAGCGCTTGTTCTAAAACGTGATACATATGATTTGTGTGATATGTGAAATGCGTGTAACTTTGAATCAAACTTTCATACATGGCAAACAATCGGGCATTGTAAAATGGAATGCTGTCTGCATCGTCCTGTGGCGGAAATGGCTGACCCTGACCAAAATATGATGCATGTCTTTGGTTCTGGTTCTGGTTCTGACTCTGGTTCTGACTCTGGTTCTGACTCTGGTTCTGACTCTGGTTCTGACTAGATCTTCGTGGATTGTCGCGATTGCGATTTGGGCGAGGCATTAAGGATTTATTTACATTACATTATTATCATATTTTTAAGCATTAAACAAAAACAAATGATAATCATTTACACCTTTTCACATTTAAAACGCCGATTAAATAAATGATATAAAGTTATTTTTATATCATTTATTAAATGCGATGGGTATATATTTTAAAATGTAGTGATGATTATTATTATGTTGGTGAAACAAAGCGTTTATATAGACGATTTTGGGAACATCATGAAGGCAATGGTGGAATAAATACATCTACTTATATACCAGAAGGTATTGTATCAATTTATAAAGTATCTACATTATGTAAATTTTTTGAGTATAATAATATTGTAATGAATAAAATTTGTAATATTTATTTTAATCGGTGTAATACATTACTGGAAGAGTTTAATAATACAGACGAAGATGATGACTATGATAATTTATTTGCTGAAAACAACATAACTGAATGTTTAATGTTAAATAACAAAGATAATTGGCAAAAAATAAGAGGAGGCAAATATACTCGCTTTGATATTGATTATACTTTTCCTATAAATGAGTATATAAAAAACTTACCTTTGTGTAATTGTGGATTACCTTGTGATATAAAAAAGAATGACGATCATAATTATTTATATTTTAGATGTGCTAAAAAAAATATGTGGTCTGATATGAAGAAAGAGTTTGATATAGAAGATGAACCTTGTAAATATTTTATGAAATATACAAAAGATATTGAATATAAATTGTACTACGAACAACAGAAAAAAAAGATAATTGATGTAGTTAATAAATCATATTGGTTAAAACAATTGGTTGGTGGGCATTATGAAGTTTGTGTTGGCGGTTGTGGTAAAGAATATGATGAAAATAATACTATCCGTTATTCACGAAGAGCAATAAATTTATGTTTTGATTGTTTCATAAATAAAAATAATGAATTATCAAAAAAATATAACATTAACAATATTTTTAAAGGAAAATGTTTAATTTCTTTATAAAAAATCGGCGTTTTAAATGTGCGAAGGTGTAAAAAACAAAAAAGATATCCGCAATGAAGCGGTAAATTACTCCATTCATTAGGAGGCCCATTCATTAGGAGGCTCCAATGCACTAAATGCACCTGTACGATATTGTTGTAAGCATACCACCTGCTGGTATCGATCCAGCACCGTCTTTTAATGAGAAAGAGAGATAACCATCAGTAATTCGGACCCACGTAAGCAGGTCAAGGTGGAAACCGACGATGTTTTACGTCCGCCATGGAAGTGGTTTGAAAGTGCTGTTTTACGTCGCTTAAGCTATGACGTCAGGGAACTGCGTTCTTGAGCGCCTTTGCGCCCCCTTTCCTGCTTCTGTAAAGGGGGCGAAAGAAATACGTCTGATTCACTTTATTGAGATGCATCAGACTTGTTAGATTTAATGTCTCCAACTAGACGGTGGTTAACTCCGTGTGAGGGACTGGCTTCGCTCCAGTTATCTCGGAGTTGATTTGGTTGCTGTTTTACGTCACTTAAGCTAAGCTATGACGACCCGCTTCTGTAAAGGGGTGAAGGATGAAATATACCCACAACCAGTTTCGATCTGGTGACTTCCGGCTTATAATGCGATAACCATCAGTTGTTCGGACTTTATGCAAGTCTAATGAAGTAACCGACGATGTTTTTACGGAGCTCTTCCGCTGAGCTATGCGGGTGCATTGGTTTGGCTCTAGTTTGTTGTTAGTCTCAGTAGCCTTTGACTCCCTTTTGGAGGGTTTCTTGAATTCATGCCCCCGACAGGTTTCGATCCTGTGACCTTCCGCTTATGAGGCGATAACCATCAGTCTTTCGGACTTTTACAGTCAAGTTGGGTGACTGACGATGTTGTAGACGCTCTGCCGCTGAGCTACAAGGGCTAATGTGTGGGTGTGTGTGTGTGTGTGTTGGATTTTGTCTTGTCTTATTGCCTTGGATTGTCCCACCTTTTGTGTTTTTTTTTGCATTCACCCCTAAGAATTTGTTGTGGTGAGTTTCTACCGTTTTTTTGGTTTTTTTTTGCAGTTTCAGGCTCGGATTTGAACTTGGGATCTTCGGGATCGAAATCAAGGCTTCCAACCACTAGACCACGCCGCCGTTCATTGCGAACTGCTTGGAACATCATGTCGTCAAACCGATATAGTAAGATGAACCCGCGTCATACAATTCATTGCAATCATTTATATTTGTGTTTTATGTTTATCAATCTGAATGTTCTTGATGAACCCTTTTATGATTTTTTTGTGCGCGTTATCGTCCTTTTCAATATTTTTATATAGCTCCTTGCACAGCGCCAGGTATTCGGTATGCAGCTTCTCTTTGGATTCCCATCCCGGGTGCGCGTCAATCCAGTCCTGAATGCGTTTGATTTGATAGCACGATGTCAGGTATATGAATTTCTTGATGTTTGCACAGTCGTCGTCCTTTTCCCACTCGTCGTTCTTCACGTACATGATTTCACGCTTGGCATCCGTGCAGTGAATCGGGCGCTTGTGCACGTCCATGCCCTTCAGATTGTTCACAATGATGGAGCTGACGCCTTCAATGATGCCGTTGTTCTTCGTAAATTCCAAATCTTCCACCGTGATGTTGAGAGATTTGACAAAATCACTGAGTTTAATTGCATCCTTGCATTCCGTGTTCAAAAACACCTGCAGATTAAATTGTTGATTTGTGGTGTTGGTTGTGTTATTTATTACCATATTTCTCTCCTTACTCAATTCTATGAGCTGCGTTTGCAGCGTTTTATTCTGCTCAATCAGCTGTTCCACGATCTTCATCATGTTGAAATCGGTTGTTGCATTTGAATTTGTTGCAGTGGTGACTGATTCAGTTGATGATGGATTATTCATTTTTTTTATGCATTTGATGGGAGTGGATTCCGTTTTCGTCTCCATGTCCAGATCCATTTTGGACATAACTGTAATGCTGGTTGCATTGTTGTTTGCATTTGTTTTTTTTGTCTTGTCTGCACACTTCTGCTCATGATACCACAAACTGTTTCGGGCGTCATACCCCTTGCCACAATGCGGACATGAATGCGCTTTTTTTGAATCCACACCTTCACATTTTTTTTCATGATACCATTTGCCGGATCGTGTTGTAAAGGTTTTGGGACAGTTGTCACATTTGTAATTGGCAACAGGGGAAACAACACATGTCTTCATGTGATGCCATAAGCTGTTCTTCAATGCATACGTTTTGCCACAATTGTTGCATGAAAAAGATTCTTTCTCCATCACAAATCACAATGCAATCCAATGCAATGAATGAATTGCTCTTATATTGTTCGTGCACATTATATTTATATTGGTTTCACTGCATTGAACAACTTGTTCTATGATATTCTATCATTTCGGGCAATAAACTGCCACATCATGTGTCCCGACAAACGTCAGAAATACGCATAATAACATGTCTACATAACCCACTAAACCGTTGAATGCGTTGAATGGGTTGTTCTATTTGTGTTGAAAAACCCGTTCTACAATTAAACGGTTTGTTCTAAAAATTCAACAAAATATAGAACGTTTTTTTTAACACTTGGTGCCTTTTTTTAAGTTTTTTTTGGGCCAAAAAATCCCCCTCCGTGGTGCCTTTTTTTAAGCGCTGCATTATGCTCTCAAATAAATGCAATGATTTGCCTAAAATATTTTTGTTATTTTTCGATTTACTTTGCACAAGAGTCGAAAAAATTTTGAGGAAATGGACAAAAAAAATGTCCGAAAATCGATATGTCAAAACCTTTTTGCGCAAAAACGTGCGGCCCTAGGTAATTTGCGGAACTTTTTTAGAACGAAAAATCCCAGACCATAATGGTGCGAAAAAAGTGAAAAAGCGACTTTTGCAAATTGCACCTAGTTTCGTAAAATAATTGCGCAGGTTGGGACTTAAACACTTCCTGGTTTATGAAATTATGATTTTGCATTCAAACCTGTCATGACTAAAAAAATTTTCATTTCAACCCCGTGTTACGATGCCATGATGACCATGCAGTATACATTGAGTCTGTTGAACTTGATCACATTTTTACAGCAACACAAAATTGATTTCGTGATTGATTTCATTGGCAACGAAAGTTTAATTCCTAGGGCAAGAAATCATTCATTAGGCAAATTCATGAAAAGTGATTGTAGCCATTTATTTTTCATTGATTCTGACATTGAGTTTCAGCCCAACGCCTTCATGGATTGTTTCACATTCAACAAGGATGTGGTTTGCTGTGGCTATCCGAAAAAAGGGTACAACTGGAATCGGTTGATGCACTCGCTGATGAATGAACCAGGTTCACAAGAATCCATAGACTCCAGAGGGTTGGATTATGCATACAATGCCAAATGCGATCCCAAAACCGGTGAACTGGTGAAAATGACCGGGTTTTTGCAGGTGCATCACGCTTCAACCGGATTCATGCTGATCAAACGAGAGATTCTTGAAAAATTGCAGGAAAAACACACCGAACTAGAAATAATAACCGACAAACTATCACAAACAAACGAAAGTATATGCGGATTGTTTTGTTGCATGATACGGAACAAGTGTTATTTATCGGAAGATTACTCATTTTGCGAAAGGGTGAACGACATCGGCGGGTCCGTGTGGATAAGCACGAACCACAATCTAAATCATGTTGGAAAAAACGTGTTTAGAGGGGACATTAAAAATAGGAACTTCTTGGGGAGAACCGTGGCCGAAAAACAGTTGTATCAATGACAAATATGCTGTTATGCCCCGTTAATAATTTTATTATTAACAAAAGGTGCATAAATACAACATGGTATGACAATGCATTCTAACCAAAATGCATGACGTATACAAGGACAAAGGGTTGAGCGGTTTGGCCAATATGGGAAACACATGCTATGTGAATGCATGCCTGCAGCTCCTCTCACATACCTATGAATTCAATGATTTTCTCTCAAATAAGGGTGGTGAATACAAGGCCCGCCTGAACCACAAGGTGGATTCGGTGCTGCTGCACGAGTGGGACAAGCTGCGCACGATGATGTGGGCCGACAACTGCATCATTTCGCCGGGGGGCTTCATTTCTTCCATGCAGAAAATTTCCAAAATAAAGAACATGGACCTGTTTTCCGGGTTTCAGCAGAACGACGTGGCCGAGTTTCTCGGGTTCTTGCTGGACTGCTTCCACACGGCGCTGTCGCGAGAGGTGGAGATGAAGGTGCGCGGGGTTGCGCGCAATGCCACCGATCGCGCCGCACAACAGTGCTATGAAATGATGGCATGCATGTATAAAAAGCAGTATTCCGAGGTGCTGAATGTGTTTTATGGGGTGCAGGTGTCTCTCATTGAATCGCTGCATGCAACGCAGCATCAACCCCAGGTTTTAAGCACCAAGCCCGAACCTTTCTGCATTCTGAATCTCTCGTTGCCTTCTATTAAAAATGGTAACACTTTGACCCTGTTTGATTGCCTGGACCACCACTGCGCGGCCGAGGTGTTGAACGGAGACAATGCGTGGTTCAATGAAGCCACCGGCAAAAAACAGGACGTGAAGAAGCGCTTGTCGTTTTGGAGCCTGCCCAACGTGCTGATCATTGTTCTAAAGCGGTTTGAAATGAATGCGCGCGGACAGGTGCGAAAGATTCAAGTGCCGGTGGATGTGCCGTGCAACCGCGCCGATTTTTCAAAATATGTGCACGGCTATAATCCGAAGAGCTACGTGTATGACCTGTTCGGCGTGTGCAACCACCACGGCGGATCGCCGATGGGCGGGCATTACACCGCCACCATACGAAACGCCAACAATAAATGGTATGCATGCAATGACACCCTGGTGAAGGAAGTGCCGCTGACCGATAATTCCATCGTGAGCAATTTGCCGTATTGCATGTTTTATCGCAAAATCAAACAATAAATAATATTTTGTTTTGTAATTTATATATAGCAATTGCAAAAGTAAGTAAATAATTGCACAATGGACGTGACATATGATTATGTGACTGGAATCGGTCAAAACCCGCTGGAATACGTTGAAGCCACCAAAAACACATCAACGAGTGGCAAACTGCTCGTGCTTGCCATTTTGACCGTGACCATTTTCATTTATTACATCGTGTTTTCCACCATGCCCGGTGGAACGAGCTCAGCCGGATCGGGTCCTAACACAAGCGGTGGTGCCAAGCTGTTGGAAGTCATCATGTGGGGCACATTCATTGTGCTTTTGATCATCAATGGATACCAGTACTTTTTCAATGTCAACGTTGTGACCAGCGTGAAGGATTTATTCAACGACCAGCCGAAACTTGACATCACGTTGCAACACCCAGAGGGCGATTCAGAGTCCACCGTTCCCCAATTGAAGTATTTTAAGCAAGTGTTTCATGTGCCGGGCAACGAATACACTTACAGCGATGCGAAGGACGTGTGCAAGGCGTTTGATGCGCGCCTGGCGTCTTACGATGAAGTGGAGAAATCGTATAGCAGTGGCGGCGAGTGGTGCAGTTACGGATGGTCGGACAACCAGATGGCGCTGTTTCCCACGCAGAAAAAGACGTGGAATCGGCTGCAGAACATTAAGGGACACGAACACGATTGTGGGCGCCCGGGCATCAATGGTGGCTTCATTGCAAACCCCGATGTGCGTTTCGGCATCAACTGTTACGGGTTCAAGCCGAAGATCACGTCCGTGGAGGCGGACGACATGAAGACGGCCTCCATTTATCCCAAGACACTGAAGGATGTTGCAAAACAGAAACGCGTGGCGCATTGGCAGACCAAGTTGAGCGATATCCTGGTGTCGCCGTTCAACAATGACGTGTGGAGCGCTTAGAGCGCGTCTATAAAGCGCGATAAAAAATAATACATGATGCACTTGGGTGCATGATGCATTTTCATTTTCATTTTTTACATTTTCATTTTTTTACATTTTTGATTTTTTACATTTTTGATTTTTTACATGGGCATCATCGTCATGCGCGCAGCATCCGCGGCTTTAGGTCTGACGCTAGTGCTGTTGCCATTGAACCAGTTGTCCAGAAGCTTCGCCGAAGGTTGCTTCGCCGAAGGTTGCACCGGCTTGGCACTAAGGAGATTAATGGCATCGTTGCCGCAAAACATGGCCTTTCCTCCGAAGCTGGTGGAAGTGCGGTTGTTGTTGAAGCTGCCGTCAAGCAGCTTGGAGTCAGCATTGGATGCAAAAGAGAAGTCAGAGGCAGACATTGCGAATGTTGAGTGGGGTGTGGGGTTCAAAGGGGGTTATGATATGCGTTAAGAAATTATTTTTATATTGAAATAACCACTAAATCTTTTAAGGTTATTTTTTTTATTTTATTTTGTTTTGTTTTGTTTTTAACGGCGGCCACCGAGAGGCAGACCCATGGAAGCCGCTTCAGATCGGGTGAGCGCGCCGGCGTTGTTGGCGGCAACCTGGGCAGAATGGGTGGGATTGGCTAAATATCCGCTGTTGTTCATGGTGTATCCGTTGGACACGTAGTTCTTGGCGGAAGGCTTGACGGCGGCAGCGGAAGGTTTGGAAGGCTTGGCGGCAGCCGAATGCGTAGCCACTGAAGGCGCAAAGGAGAGGTTCAAAGGCATTTTTATGATATACCTCAATATTTTATTTTTAAGTTGAAATGTTCCTATTTGATTTAATTCATTGTTTTTTTGTGCGTGTTTTTTTCGCGTGTGCATGCGCATGATGTCCATTGGAACGCCGTTTTTTGCTTGTAGTATGTGATTTGTTCTTATGAACAATGCCCATGGTGCAAAGGAATGCGCATTCGGGAGCCATTCCGCAGTCATCATCATCATCATCGCAATTGCACGGCTGCCGGGACTGCGGTTTGCACTTGGTGGTTTGGGTTTGGAACAGCGAATGAAAGGGGGAGACGAGTCCTTTAAACATGATCAATGAATGATCCAATGATGATGTTGATATAATATATACATATACGCATGTTTATAATTTTAAGCACAAATGCACATAAATGCAAATTGTGAATGCAATGAAAATACCAGCAAAAACAACAAACAACAAACAAACAAACAAACAAACATGACCAACCATTATTCGGACATTCGCATTCAGCAGCAGATTGACGGCACAATGCAGTGGGTGCCCGCGCCCCCGGATTTTGCGGCAGCGTACATGCAGTATAAGGCCAGGCCGGCATACAGTCCCGAGGTTCCATCCAACTACGAAACCCGGTTCCTTGTGTATCGCGTGGAAAACAACTGCTACATGCCGACCCGCATTCAGCGGTCCGATACGGGGGACACGCATGCCATTATGGACTGCGCCGACGTGAAAGTGTTTCTGCAGGATGCGGAACCGGTGAATTGGTACCCCGCGCGCAACTACCAGATGTGGGCCTTCCGCGACTTCATTTACGACCCGGCGCGCCCCGAACGCAAGTTTTACGCGTCCAAGTACTCGTCGCACCTGTTTTTCCAGCGCGGGTCTTCCAATCGCACCGTGACCGACATTGACATTGACGGCCTGTCGCCCAACATCATCTTCTCCATCTCGCGAAACGAGAATGGCAGCGTGTATTATGAGCGGAATGATGCGCAGGGCACGCGGGTGCGGATCTGCGACCACGAGGGCGCGCGCGCCGGGTTCCGCGGGTTTTACAACCGCATCACCATGGACCCGGGCATGATTGTTTCACAAGCACCGGCACAAGCACCACAATTTCAGCAGTCAAATGCGCCGTATGCATCGCCAACCATATCCGAAATATTACTTGCGGTTGCATCTCAGCCAATGCCTTACTACACTGCGTCCTCTGCATCATGTTCAATTCCGTTGCAGCTGCCGCCTGGAATCAGCACAATGAAGACAAGCGTGGAGGATGATCAGTGCATCCTGTGCTATGAAAACGCGAAGAACCTCACGTTTAGTCCGTGCGGTCACAACGTGACATGCAGTGAGTGCTATCCTAAACTGATTAAGCCGCGCGAATGCCCGGTGTGCAAGCAGTGCATCACATCGTTGCGTTAACAATGTTGTTGTATTTTATTTTCGGCGTCTCACACTTTTACCTTTAATACGACGGCGAGATTTCACGCGTTTGTTCCGTTTCGTTCTTTTTTTTTTGCCTCCGGCCTGCTTTAACAACCACTCACTAACATTTTGCCTTGCTCTGCGCGCGTACTCCGCATACGCCTTCGCATCCGCATCCGCATCCGCATCCGCTGCCGCTTTTGCTTCCGCTGCCGCTTCTAAATCACTCAGCATGGTTGCATGTGTGTCTGTCAATTGCACTGGTTTTATAATAGCTTTTGGCACGAAAAAATTCTTATTAAGTATAAAACTGTGTATGTATGTATCATCAATTATTGGGGAATAAGTTTTAGCAAACACGATCTCGCCCTTTTTTAGATACACATCGCCGTTTCTTTTTCCACTATATTTTCCATAATCTTGGGTTACTTCTAGATAAGTTGCCGACATAAAGTGAGTTATAATTAATTGATATATAATATTTTTTGTTTATAAAATCATACACTTGTTGTCGTTGCACTTGATGCCGTTGCACTTGATGCCGTTGCACTTGATGCCGTTGCACTTGATGCCGTTGCACTTGATACAATCAAATACGAGAGAAATAGGCCAAAGAAATTCTTGGAAAACAGGTCAAGCACGTTGTAAATCGTGTTTTTCAGGGTGTAAGGCAGCACGGCAACAATGCCGTACAAGGACCAGAACACCAGGAAGTACGCGTAAATTTTCATACTAGTGTCAGTGTTGATGTTGTCTGTATTATTGGCATTGACGATGAATCTCTCGTATATGATGTAGAAATAGGCGATGAACGGCGCGAATCCGAGGGCAACGCCGGCGACGATGGGAATGACGCCCACCTCTCCTAAATACCCGAACAAGAGCATAAGCCAGTTTAGGCCCACAATCTGGGCAATTGGGACCGCATTTTCTCTCAAAATTTGGAGCAAAGAAAGGGATTTGCGATCACCAGAATCATTCAAGTAAATGAGATATGCGATCAGCGTTACGAGCATGGTGGGCGTGGTGAGCGCCCAGTCGGCATAGCGTTTAGGCGTGATGTTTTTCACCGTGTGGATATTGTTGTACAGCCACACATAAAATGCGCCTTCCACGGCCTGCACCGCAACTTCCAGCCCAAGGAGCTGCTTGATGAGCGCCATGCCGGGCGCCGTTTTGACAACCAGTGCCAGCAGTTCAATGATGCCGGTTATTACTTGCACCACGATGGAAAACCACAATGACGAGTGCAAAATGGAATTCATTTTGATTTTAATATACAATTATGTTATATAATTTAGGTTCCCGTGCGTCGGATTTCGGGCACCATTTTTGCAGCGGCGTCGCGTTTGGCGCGAATGTGCTGCATGATGGCTGCAGCCTGCTGCGGCGGGCAGCACTCGGCCAGCGCCTCGCCCAAGAAGGACAGCGTGAGTGCGGGCGGCTGCTTCACGTTGAATGCGAATTTGAGCGTGCCGTCCTTGATTCGGACGGTGGCGTGCGAGAGATTATGGTCAGTCACGTGTTTAAGAATGCTGGATTCCACCTCGTTGCGGGAGTCGCGCAGCTCGCGCACCTGGTCATTCACTTGTTTAATCTGGTTGTCAAGGTGCACCCAGCGCTGAATGCGCTGTTCTAACGACGACGGCGACTGCTGTGCCATTGGTTATTTTTTATTTTATAAATAAAAAATGTTTATATCATTATTTTAATGTAAAGACACGTTCATAATGAATGACTCCGATGTTGGAAGCATAATTATAGATTTTTAATGTGTGTTTACATTATACATTAAAACATGAAACCCAGATCAAAAAAGGAAAAGGCAAATAATGCAAGGGCAAAAGCCCGAAGGGCAACCATGTCTCGTAAAAAAGGCGGAATGTATCGGACTGTTGCCAAAAAAATATTCACAGAAGTCTTAAAAGGAAAAAATCCAGTTGAAAGTGCAGAGAAGGCCTACCAAGTCGGAAAAGCGATGTCAGATGGGTTGGCGGTTCATACAACTCGCGCGCCCACAAGATCAAGAAGAAGTGTTAGAACATTTTTAGAAAACCAAAATGCATTCAGTCCTAAAATTGAGCATGATTCCTTTAAACATGCGTTCACAGAACCCGAACATTCGTACATAACTCCTAATAAACATACAGTGAAAAAAGATCACCCCAAAATTCCTAAATCCAGTCGTCATCGTAGAATCGCACCACCTCAGTCATATGCACCCACTCTACTCAATGAAGTTCCTAATGTAAACAGAGCATTGTTTCACACCCCTTGAAGTGTCATCATTGTTTTATAATCCGCCCCATCAAAACGGTTTTGGATTTTGGGTGGTTAGTATCGTCTGAATTTTGAAGTCCCGCTGCTGGGCACGTGTTGGCATTTGCACAGTCATCACACGAACAGCCTTTAAAATCATAGAGCAAGGATTTGCAACTATTGGGAAATGCATTTTGCACAACAAACACTCCAGCTATTCCCCATAATGCACTCAGAAGCAAAGTGCCAATATAAGGCATATATGGGAAATTGTCTGGCATTGATGCACGTTTTATGACATACATGTCAATGAACCCCAAAATGATGAATCCGACCGGCATGCTAATTTTGATTGATATGTCCATCGTGCCACTTGTGACAACAGAACACGTCACCACATATGCGATTGAGGAAAACAGAAAGGCAGTTACGCCGAGATCAAATTTAGAAGCAACTAATCCGGCAATGAGTGCAAGGCCCAGATGGATCAAACTCTTGACGAGTGTGCGATTCACAGTGCCCACTCCAATTGCCACCGCACCCATGACAAACGGAATTGTTTTTTGAAATTCAACGATGCGGACAATAATGTATGGTGACAACCATCCAAGTTTCGTTGAGTCGTCGTCATTAACATCTTGATTAGACATAAGTCGTATATATTATGTATAATATACTTAAATATAAAATCGTGAAAATAAAGAACACAACAATCCATTCAATCCATTCCCATTCATTATGGGCATTCCGAGTTATTTTGCGCACGTGCTAAAAAAATACCCCGGGGTCATTAAACGGCTGGCCGAGCTGCCATGCATCAACAATTTATACCTGGACTGCAACGGCATGATCTACGACGTGGTTCGCCAAATGCAATACAAACCGGAGGACCAGGCGGCGTATGAGGCCGACATGCTGCAGCGCATTTGCGAGAGCATTGATGCGTGCATTGCGATTCTAAATCCGTCCGACTGTGTGTTTGTGGCGTTTGATGGCGTGGCGCCGGTGGCCAAGCTGAACCAGCAGCGCGAACGCCGCTACAAGTCGTGGTATCTGGGCGAAATGGAGGCGCAGCGCCGACGCGAGCTGTCCAAAGCCCAAGTGGCAGCGCCTAAACCTGCGTGGAACACGTCGGCCATTACGCCGGGCACCAAATTCATGAATGCGCTGCATAAAAAACTGACCGAGTATTACGCCGCGAACAACGGCAACAGCAACAACGGCAACACCCCAAAAATTATATTGAGCAGCAGCAACGAGCCCGGCGAGGGCGAGCACAAGCTGTTTGAGTACATTCGCGAGCATGCGGCGGAGCACGCGGACAAGACCACCGTGATTTACGGGCTGGATGCGGACTTGATCATGCTGTGCATGTCGCACCTGCACATTTCGCGCGGCATCTACCTGTATCGCGAGACCCCCGAGTTTGTGAAATCCATCAACGTTGCGCTGGATGAGAAGGAGAGATATTACATGGATATCCCCGAGTTTGCGGATGCGGTAGTGAAGAACCTACGGCCAGGGGAACGCATTCCAATCCCAAACCACTCCATCCAGCCGTTGGGGGTGTGGGGGGCGCTTGTCGTCCCCCAGTTGGACTACATTTTCATGTGCTTCATGCTGGGCAACGACTTCATGCCGCATTTCCCCGCGCTTAACATTCGCACAACGGGGATTGCCACGCTGATGGAAGCGCATCGCACCGTATTCAAGCCGGGTGAAAGCATCATTCAATTGCATACAGCTACAGCTACAGCGACCGACACAGCTACATCTACAGCGACCGACACAGCTACAGCTACAGCTTGGCCTTGGAGCATCCATTGGCCGAACTACAAGAAATTCGTGGCTCATCTGGCCGCCCAAGAGCTGACCCTGATTCGCAAGGAGCACGGGACGCGCGACCGACAAGCCCGGCACATGCGAGACACCGACAAGGAAGACGACGTGATGCACGACGTGCTGATGCTGCCGATGACGCAGCGCGAGGTGGAGCGCCACATCAACCCGTTTGAGCCGGGATGGGAGCGGCGGTACTATGCCTCGCTGTGCGACATCCACAACGCGGACGACAAAGCAATCGCATCATTGTGTCGCAACTACTTGGAGGGCATGGAGTGGACGTTCCGGTATTACACGAGCGGGTGCGTGGATTGGAAGTGGACGTATGCGAATCACTACCCGCCCTTGCTGGCGGATTTGGTGAAACACATTCCTGAAACCTACAACCCGGGCAACGATCCAACCAATGCATTTTCATTCTTGCGCGCGAAACCGAAAGAGCCGATACGTGACGTCGTGCAGTTGTGTTACGTGCTGCCTCGGGCGAGCCATGCGCTGTTGCCGCCAGCGGTGGAGCGCGCCCTAATGCGGAGCAAACTGCGTTCCAAATACACGGATGACGGCAGCCCCAATTTCAAATGGGCGTATTGCAAGTATTTCTGGGAGTGCCACACCGACCTGCCGGAACTGGATTTAGAAGAACTTGCGCAGATTGTGTCTTCATAGAAAAATAAGAAAAATAAGAAACTAAAAAATAATAATAGGTGCAATAATTATAATTCATTGTAATTATAATTATAAATATGCGTCATCATTCAAATATTGATTTTTTAACCCGAAGTGTGGTTGAAAGCGTGCACGCTTTATTCAGAAAAAAAACAATGCACGGCGGATCCAAGAAGTCCAAGAGGCACGGGTCCAAGTCCAAGAGGCACGGGTCCAAGTCCAAGAGGCACGGGGCCAAACGCAGGTGTAAGTCTGTGCGACGATAAGCTGTGCGACCGATAAGCGTAGCGACCGATAAGCGTAGCGACCGATAAGCTGTGCGACCGATAAGCGTAGCGACCGATAAGCGACCGATAAACTTATCTGGCGGTGTTGTATCCCCCGCAGCCGCCGCATTTCAGGCCGTACGGGTGGAACTGCACTTCGCCGTTGAAGTCGCAATCATTGCAACGAATGACGACCAACAGCTCTTCTTGCATGGGATGCAAGGATATTAAGGCGTCCATGCCTTCGTTGTGTTGCAGTATAAGGTTGGACGGGAGCATGGTTTTTCGGCACAAAGGGCAGCTCAACCGGTTCTGTTGCACGCAGCTCATGAAGCAGTGCGCGTGAATAGGATGCCCGCATGCCGGAATGTGAACGGATTTAATAGAGTGGAACAAATTTTCCAGGCAGATGGGGCAGTCGGTGTGGAACTGCTCGGCCTTGCACCGGTGACGCAGTGACGCAACACAGGTTCCGCACGTGTCGCAATGCACGTATTCGCTGTCCCCCTTGACGCGGCAAATGCCGCACTTGTCGCAGTGGTAGTAATTTCTCTCAATGCGATCGTCAAAAAAGTTGCACACGGCGCAAAAATATGCGGCGAACTGGATGCCGCATTCATCATTCATGCATGTGTTGGACACGGGCTGTCGGTGATTGCACTTATTACACACCACCTCTTTGACGGCGTGCCGGTCAATTTCGTGGGCCTCAGCTTCATTGTGACAGTGGCGGCACACATACTCTTTGTCGCAACACGGCGCAACCAGGCGGCATCGGCGCACATAGTGCTCGCAACCAACCACTTCTTCTTCTTCTTCTTCTTCTTGTGTGTCTTCTTGTTCGGATTCGTATTCGTTTGAACCCAGAGAAAAAGGAGAGACATTGTCGTTATTCACGTCGTTGTCACTTTCGTTGTTCATATTTGCTCTCCAATATAAACAATACACATGATAATGCACTTAAATGTTTTTCGCATGTATTAAATATATCCAAAACAATAAACACATACGCAACAATCCATGTCGTCTTTAAACGTTACCCGAGTGAAGCATGTGACGGCAGATCGCATCGCGTTCTTGAAGCATTTAGCGGAGACGCCGAACCACACTGTGTTGAAGCTGACGGCGACGTGGTGCGGTCCGTGCAAGCAGATTGCGGAATACACGCGCCTGGCCTCGCTGCGTTTGCCCGCCAATGTGGACCTCATTGAGTGCGACGTGGACGAGTCGTTTGATTTGTACGCCTCACTTAAGCAGAAGAAAATGGTGAACGGCATCCCCGTGTTTCTGTTTTACAAGAACGGGAACGCGACGCTGATCAGCGACTTGTCGGTGACGGGGGCCGATATTAAGGCGTTGGATGCGTTCTTTTTCCGGGTGGTGGCCATGGCTAATCCGGGAAACACCGCAACCATCAATTATGCGAATCAATAAAATTATATTTACATATAATATAAACGTTTTCAATTATTAAAAAAATGCGCTCGCGAATTAGGAGAACGAAGAGGAAAACGTGTGGTGGAAGAATGTCCACACCTGGAAGCAAACGACCCCGATCCAGATCCAGATCCAGATCCAGATCTGCATCACCTGGCATAATTGTCAATGAAGAAATGGGTCCGGTTGCACGTCAGGCGCATAGATTCAGAGTAAACTGCATGAATGGAGAAGCGCACACAAGCCAATATGAATACACAAGAATTGCCGCAAGAGATGCTGCTCGTGCACATTGCAGATCAAGGGGTGGGGTTGATGGAAGAATTGAATATGACATGATTTATCTATAATGATGGAAAATGTAAATCCAAGCAACAATGAACATATGTTTCGAAAATAACATAATAAAAATAATACTAATATCCACATTAGTATTATCCAATTTCTCTCAAACACCCAAACATGAACATGGATCTAGATTTAGACATCCGCAACTACGAGTTGCGCGACATTCTGAACCTGTTCAAGTTGCCAGCCGTGTTTACAGAGGCACACATGCGCGAGGCCAAGCTCACCGTCATGCGCACGCACCCCGACAAGTCTGGTTTAGATAAAGAATATTTCCTGTTTTTCTCCAAGGCGTACAAGATTCTGCACGAGGTGTACCAGGTGCGCGCCGGCATGTCGCGCCAAAAAGGCGACGACCTGAAATACGACGACGTGAAGGAGGACATTGACGCGCGCCGCAACGCCAATTCCGACAAGCTAAAGCGCATGAATGCCGGCGAATTCAACCGCTGGTTCAACCAAACGTTTGAACAGAATCGGATGCACGACGAGGAGCAGGACAGCGGCTACGGCGACTGGCTCAAGGACAATGCAGAAAATGATGAAGACGCGGATTTAGGCGAGGGCTCGTCATGGGCCCAACGCATGGAGCAACTGGACCGCCGCAAAACCAAGTTACGGGAGCAAGCGCTCGTCGTGCGCAGCGAGGTCAAAACATTTGATTCCATCAGTTCAGGTAGTGGCTACGGCCTGGCGCGCGATCGCCCCGAAGAGCACTCAAGTGGCATATCATTTGGTGGTTCATTGGCTTACGAAGACCTCAAAAAAGCCCACACGGAGTCGGTGATTCCCGTCACGCACGAAGACTACGAAGCCGTGCGCAAATACAAAAACATGAACGAACTGCAAATGTCACGAGACGTGGATCGTCGGACATTTAATTACTCCGAAACGGAGTCTCAATCAGCACTAGCTCGGTCGCAACAGCTGCAGACGGAGGACGACATGCGCCGGGCATTCAAGCTGGCGCAGCAGGACGAAGTCGTGCGGGACCTGAACAAGAAATGGATGGCGCAGTTCAATGCGATTGAAAATTGACAAATGGCATGGTGAACACAGTCATCACATCATGCTCTCTTAAAAAATAAACAAAACAAATAAATGAAAATTATTTGTTTTTGTATAATTGTGTCATAATAATTCATGTCCAGTATAATTTAATATTAATTTATTAAAACTTTCCCAATCATCATATATAATAGCATCACTTAAATCTGTCCAATTTCGCAAAGCAATTTTTTTTAATTCATGTGTCCTATTTGCTATATTTAATTCGTGCAATTTAATAGATGGTTTCATTTCAGTTAATAATTTAACACCAATCCATTCAGAATATATTGGATCATGTCCCAAAATTATTTTAGGTTGTGTTTGCAAATAATCGCGATTATTCACCATAATTGTTTTATATATATCACATATAGCATTCATATCCTCTGTTGTGATTGCATCATATAATTGAGTGTGATACTTGTTATTATATGATGACCATATGAAGTCATCAATATCTAAAAATAAATCTGGGTATTTTTTTATTAATGTGGTTTTACCGCCACCTCCACAAATAACTATTAGGGGCATCGCATACTAAATTCATGGAAAATAAATAAATAAAAAATATAATAACGGGATTATAGATTAGTTAGTTGATTTTGGAATCATAGAGGTTTGCAACGTTGGCGTAAAGGAACGGGCTATGAGTTGGAATACCCGGACTGCGTAAAGCATTGCTGCGCTCCCAGTCGCTGCACTAAGCGTAGCGCTTTCACCGGTCATTTGAAAGCAGCAAGTACTTGCCGACCACGGTGTTGGAGGTGAGCACCTGGCGCGGGGAGAGGCGCGCGAACCACTGGTACGCCAGCCGATTCAGAATTTGGTCTTCGGGAATGTAGATGCCGTACGCGCCGCGGGCGAAATCCACGTCTTCCTCGCCCAGCAGCTGTTCAATGACGACGGGCTTGCCATCCACCGTTTTGGTGCCGATCAAAGAGCCGCACAGCATGGACATCTGCGGCGGTTTCGCAACAAGCTGCTTGTAGAGCCAGCGGTCGTTCTGGCCCAAAAACTCGTACTCATTGGTGTAATCGGCGCTAACAAGCTGCTCTAAATACCCGATGTACTGCTGCATGACGGCGCTCTCCTTGGTGCAGCCCATGAGCTTGCTGTCGGGGAAAAACGACACAGCCGCGGCGGCAGAGTTGCGCGCCACGAACTCGCCGGCAAACATGGTTTTCCCGGCGCGTTTCAACACATTATTAAAAGCGGGTTTCAAATCCCGGAGGCAGATGAAGGACGCGGGCACCGTTAGGCCGCCGTATTTGTGGAGCACCTTGGCCATGGCGAGGTCCCTTAAATGCTGCTTCAGCGGGAACGGCAGGTTCTGCACCTTAATGGTCCAGGTGGGCAGCAGCCGTCCAAATGCGGCGTCGTCCACCAGCACCACGTTGAACGAGCCGCCGCACTGCTCCACGATGCTGCGAATGCACAGGTACATGTAAGGCTGATTCAGGTGGGTGCTATTCCGCGAGCCCCAGCTGGACCAGTTGCGCGCGTTCACCTGGTAATCAATGAAGACCCACATGAAGGGTTTGCGCGTGTCGGTGAGAGATTTGTCGTTCAACAAATACTTTTTCACCAGGTTGTAGTCGTCACTGATGTTGTTGCCTTCTTGGGATTTTTTATAACGGCCGTATGCCACACCGGCAACAATGATTACTAAATAAAAAAGGACGAGCTTGACAGAAAGCATGCAATCACAGATGTATATTTGATATATGTAAATATATTATATCAAAATTAAATCACTTGCGCTTCTAAGGAAATGTGATAAACGATTTGGGTTTTGGATTTGTCATACTTGCGTTCGGATTTGCATTCAATTGCGCAATGTCGGCACACCTGCCTTAAAATGGTGTTCAAATTGTTATAGGACATTTTTCGCGTGAGGAACACTTGTTTTTCCTTACAGTAATAAGGCAACAAATCATTGCAAAACTGTTCAAGCAATGAAATCGTTTGTGAATCAGAACAGTAAATTGCCTTTTTGTATGCATTCAAGTCAATCAAATGGTACTCCGAATTTGGCATTTTATGTGAAATTTTTTTAATGAAATTGTGCACAATTACAACGGGAATTGCAGATTTGAAAAATTTGTGAGACGAGTTGAATGATTTAATGTTGGGTTGCTGCACTGGATTCGAATTCATATCAATCGAATCATTGGCATTGTTCAGCATTGCATCTTGCCAATCATAATACATCATTGAAATTGATGTGATACTTATTCAATGCAATTGTGGGGTAATATTTAATCACATTATAATTTAATGAATAATACCAATTTCACAAGAATCGCGAAACATCTTGCAGAGGTTATTTGTGAACAGTGCTAGCTCAATTTCGTCTTCATGCACATTGTGGAATATGCTGATGTATTTGCAAATGATGGCAATCGTGCGATACTGTGCGGACTCATTGAGAAGCCGCGTGTTTTTAATGTAAATGAAGTAGTTGTCCAGAATGTCCATGACGGAATAGCCTTGATCATACAGCTCATACAGGTGCGCAATGCAATGAGCAATTGGCTCATTCGGGCACAAACAATCCGCAGTGTAAGCATCAAACTTGCTAAATCCAATGTTGGTGCACAGCTGGTTGGCCAGTTGCAACGAAATGGGCAGTCCCACTATTTTGAATTTTTCTAGGTAATTGATGAGAATGCGCACAGACCCGTTGCACACGTTCAGCGTAAACTGCGCTGCATCATCGTTGAGTTCAATTTGCTCCCGGTCGCATATTTTGCACAAAATGTTTTGCATACACGCTGCATTGATTGGGTTGATTTTAAGAATGATTTGCCGCGACTGCAGGTTGTCAATGACCTTTTGCACATTGGTGCATGATGAAATGAAACACACATTGTGGCTGTATTTGTCAATGCAGTTGCGAAACACTTGCTGGCTTTGTTCATTGATGGTGTCCACGTCATCCAGCAGCACGAGTTTTTTTTTGCCGTGAATGAGAGAGCGGGTTTGGCAAAATATTTTCATGTCGTTCCGGTAGTATTGGATGCCTTGGTCCTTCAGGCTGTTTAAAACCATGATGTTTTCGGGGTTGTGGCGGTCGCCGTAGTACTCGCGAATGATGGCATTCACCAGCGACGTTTTGCCGGAACCGGAATCTCCCACGATCAGCAAATTCAATTCGTGCATTTTGTTGAGAGAAATCAGAAGGTTTGTCATGATCGGTGATAACTGCTCAAAATCGTTGAACCGTAACGGCTGGTGTTTGTTAATGAAAGGACCGTTCATGCGCGCAGTGATGACGATGACAACATGGTTGTATAGTTGTGATCCTTTTATAACTATTTTTTTATAACTATTGTTTTTATATGCAATCGCAATTGCAATCAATGATGATGCAATCAAATCAATCAAACCCACAACAACCACGTGTATGCCCATACGCATTCCAAACCGGCGACATCCTGCTGTACAACACCACCAAATACTGGTATTCGCGTCTCATTGAGCGCTTCACTTCATCTGATTACAGCCATGTGAGCATTGTGCTGCACCGACCCATGTGGCTGGACCCCTCCCTTTGCGAGGAGGAGTACTACGTGCTGGAGAGCGGCAGCGAGCGCTTTCCCGACGCCGTGTCCGGTGAAATCAAATTCGGCGTGCAGGTGTGCCCGATGTCCAAGGTGTGGGCCGAATACGCGTCGCAAGGGTACGGCCACCTGTACGTGCGCCGCATCCGCTTTTTGCACCAGAATGGGCCCGGTGCGCTGATGGACGGCATCAAGGCCGCTTATGAAAAAGTGAATGGGTGCCCCTACGACCTCAACCCCTGCGACTGGATCAATTGCTACTTTGACGAGACCAAGACGTTGCCGCAGATTGAGGCCTCTTCACAGCACGATCAGAAGACCACGTCGTTTTGGTGCAGCGCTTTAATGTCATTCGTGCTTGTGATGTCCGGTTTTTTGGACAAGGCGGTGCCGTGGACGGTGATCACGCCGCATGATTTCAGCGCGTATTGCAAACCGCAGAGGCTGGCATTCCAGGGATGCTCGTATGATCCTGATTTAAAGCTGTGTTAAAAACCATTCGTGATGGTTTGATTCATATAAATCAATATAAATCTATGAAACCATAATAAAAGCATACACATCATAATAAATATATACTGCAAATAACACAAAATACTAATTTAATTGTCTATGCCAAATAGATCGCATTACGACGTGCTGCAACTGGAGTCGCGTTCAGCCACGCCCGATGAAATCAAGCGCGCGTTTCGCCGGTTGTCCATGGAGCATCATCCCGACAAAAACGGGAACTCGGAGGAGTCCAACCGCGCGTTCCAGGAAATCAACGAAGCTTACAACGTGCTGAGCGACCCCGCAAAACGTGGCAACTACGATTTTGAGCTGCAGATGGGCATGGGAGGACATGGTATTGGTGGACATGGTATTGGTGGACATGGTATTGGTGGACATGGTATTGGTGGACATGGTATTGGTGGACATGGCATACATGGTATTGGAGGACACCGTGGGCCCATGCATCAAATGCATCAAATGCATCAAATGCATCAAATGCATCAAATGCACAACATGGGTCCGATGGGTTCAATCAACCCGCTGGACATGTTGTTTGCGGCGATGCACCAACAGCAGCAGCAACAGCAGCAGCAGCAGCATCAACCGCAGCACCAAGCGCAGCACATTTTTGAAACCGTGTTTGGCGGCCAGGGCATGGGCATGGGTCCAAAAATCATCATTCACAATTTCACGCAGAACATGAACGAGCCGTCGCATGAATATGACCCGTCGCAGTATGATGTGAACGTCGTTATCGCCCTTTCATTGACCGATGCATTCAACGGCGTGAATCAGCGACCCGTTCCCATTCAGTATGAGGACGACGCGCATGCAACCCAGTGCGAAACGATCATGATAAATGTCCCGCCCGGTATTCCAAACGGGTACAAGGTCAGCATTCCCGGCAGGGGTAACATCGTTCCCAATTCAGGCGGGCGACGTGGCACCCTGCATTTGGAAATCAGCATTGAAGAGCATCCCCAGTTCCGTCGCGAAGGCGACGCCGATTTGGTCGTGGAACATCGCGTGTCTTTGAAAGACGCGCTGTGCGGATTCACGTTTGATCTGGTGCATTTGAACGGCCGCAGCTACAAATTCAACTGCAAGCCGTGCTCCATCACGGGGTCCATGAACGAAACGAAGGTGCTGCCCGGGCTGGGCTACAATGAAAGCGGCGCACTTAAAATTCGGTTCTCCATTGAGTTGCCGACGTCGCTCACGGAGGAGCAGATTGCCGCACTGTCTAGCATTTTGTGATCATGCAGTTGATGCGCATGCAGGTACAAATAAAAAATGAAAAATGCAGAAATAAACGCCACTTCGCCCCAAAAGATGTCGCCGTTTGATCCGCATCGGTGCATGATGTGGGCGCATGCCGCAAATTGGGTCGCCGCTATGGCCGCGCACATCGGTGTTTGAACCAACGCAGAGTGCACACAGGTGAAGACAATGATTGCGCCAAATCCTATGGTGGCAAACACATGATGTGCGAAATGCGTTTCATCAACTAGCACCAGAGAGAAAATGCTGAACAGCAATGCGATAATGCATGCAAATCCGCAATTGTGCCATGCCATAGTTTCTTCATTCGTGGTGCGTTGGAGTTCATACATGCACGTCACCGCTGCCATGACTGCCATTGACACAATCACCACAATTCGGTTTCTACAAATGATTTGACTTATGCTGGTTGATTTGCATTTACGGTAATTCCACCACACAACCCCTATTGGGATTGAATACGATGCAAGCATTGCTGCCAAACAATGCGTTTGATCCGGAATCATCATTGCGACGGACGATGTTCTTTTAAATACAATCCGTGTGGTTTGTGTTTAATATGATTTTTGAAAACGTTTTAAACCAATTTTTCATTATTTATGAATTCATCCATACATTTCACGCATTTCGGCGTACGTCATGTTTCGCCCATGCACGCTTTTGAACGCATTGTTGCCTTCATTTATGATGTCCATCAGTGTTTGCTCGGACACCGTGTTTTCATTTATCAATTCAGCCACTTTCCTCTCGCCTTCCTGTTCTAAACGTTTTAGCTTTGAATCCAAATCCAAATCCATTGTGGGTATAAATGTGGGTATAAATCATCAAGGTCATGTGTTTATAATTGTTGTTTTCAAAAAGAATTGATTCCAATTCAACTTAAAGACATACCTAACCAACATCTAACTATCACAACACAATGGCAAACTTGGACATGAAATGGCAGCAGTTTTTGAGCGACATGACCGAAGATTCGGCATCCTCATCAGTTGCATCATGCATGAACAATGCACCATTGGTCATTCATGATGAAGATAATGAAGACCATGATTCGGAAGTTGAATGCGACGATGTTGTTGTGGATCCGGAACACATTGATGCACTCAAATTGACGGAAGAAACGAAACCGAAATGCACGCCCCTGTACGTGAGCACCAAAACGAAAATTTCGTATTTGTCCAAACCGATTGACATTCATGACGTGTTTTGGAAGATTCCGGTGTTGAAATATGCGGTTCCCAAGGAGGGTGCCATTAAGAAGCAGATGAAGTTCTCAACGACGGATCCGGCTGATTTGGCCGTCATTCATGACCGACTTAAGCACGAGGTGGCGTGCGTGAATGAGTACGTGATTGAGCACATTGAAAATCCGGACGGCCGGATCAAATTCAAGGACCAGCGCAAAATCAGCGTGGGGCTTTGCAAAAAGGACATTGTCAGCTACCGCATCAAACAAAAGCGGGCGTTCTTCAACTGTTTTGTGGTTATTCTGCGAATAGTGGATGAAGAGGACGAGCAGCGCAACTTCAAGGAAATGCACGTGAAGGTGTTCAACACCGGAAAATTGGAAATACCGGGCATAAAAACCGACAGCATGATGATGCGTGTTCAGACGTTGTTGGTGGAGATACTTCGGCCGATTGTTGGCGGCGAAGACTTGGATTTTCAGCGAGGCAATTCCGAAACGGTGCTCATCAACTCCAACTTCAAGTGCGGGTATTACATCAACCGCGACGCGCTGTACCGGATGCTGAAATACAAGTACCGCATTAACTGCAATTACGACGCGTGTTCGTATCCGGGGATTCAGTGCAAGTTCTTTTACGTGAAGGGTTCGGACGAGCAAAGCGGGCAGCAACCCGCGCATTTTGCGGCGGGGGAGGAAACCAACCGACACAAAAAGGCGTGCAATGACACGAAGGCGCATTATGAAATCTCCTTCATGATTTTCCGAACGGGCAGCGTGCTCATTGTGGGGAAATGCAACGAGGACGTGCTGCACGAAATCTACGACTTCATCCGAACCATGCTGGAAACGGAGTACATGACAATCGGCAAATGCCTGGTGCCGCTGGAATGCACCCTGGAAAAAAAACGAGTGCCCAAAGTGCGGCGCAAGGTGCTAGTGTTTAATGCGTAAATGCGTCTGATTGTGGATGATTTTAATATATTTAAATAATAAATAAGTATTTAAAGATACAAGCCAATTTTAGAACATAATTTAACGATCACAGAAAATAATTTTATAAAATGAGCAATCAACCTCCGCCTGCTTCTCGCACCAACAACAATGCCAACAACAACAACAACAACAACAACAACAACAACAACAACAACAACAGCAATAATGCCAACAACAATGCCGTAGCAAATGCATCGTATCGGTTGCCCAGCACTCTCTGCATGAATCATGCCATAAAACTTGCAATTGTTGAGGACAAGCCCATCATGCTTGATTATTGGACTTCGTCATTGGACAAATCGGTGGTGATCGGCGTGGGTGAAAACAAGGAAAAATTGTTGGTGAAGAGCGAGGACGAATACACGAGCACCATTGCAAAAATTTTCAAGGTGGAGACGGAATACATCATCATGACGGAGAATTCCATCTACATTGTTAGTAACGACATTCCCACCAAGCGCATTAACTAATCGGGGAACTACGTAAAAGCGCAGCGCCCCGTACCCCTCCTCTCAGAAAACCTACGGACCGGGGAACTACGTTCCCCGTACCCCTCCTCTCAGAAAACCTACGGACCGGGGAACTACGTTCCCCGTA